TCAGTTGCTAAAAAAATGATAGAGCATTTTAATAGTATGGGGAGAATAATTAATTGGAAATTTGATGGAGGAGAACCGTTAGAATTTTTTGAATTTCCAATGTTGTTAAAACTGTGTAAAGAAAATGGTGGAACAACAACATTAAGTACCAACGGTGGAAAACTTTGGTTAGACTGGTTTGCTATTGAACCTAATTTAGATAATTTGATTTTAACTTATCATTATTGGCAAAATCCTAATCTTATTAATTATATAATTCAAACTTTTAAATCTAAGAGTACAACTTTTAAAATGATGGTTCCAATTAGACCTGACTATTTCGATGAAGATTGGAACAGGGCCGAGTTAGTACAAGAAATGCATAATATGCATGTAGAAAAAACTGCTTTATATAAAAGTGCCGAATATATGTTAGGATTGTTGCCGTATACAGAAAATCAGTTAGAAAAATTATTTGGAAAAGAATGGGTTGATAAAAATCGAGGAAAACAAGAAGAAACTTTTAAACAAAAATGGGTTGAAATACTAGAGACCAGTCCCTCATTTACAGGAAAAAAATGTTTTGCCGGAATTGAAAAATTAAAAATATCGGCAGAAGGTTACATTTCTGGTTCAGATTGCAATAATACCAATCATGGAAATATTTTTAAAAATTTTGATTTGTTAAAAGAACCCGAACCATGTAAAATGCAAGCCTGTACGTCAATTTACGATCAAAAAATAACAAAAATTATTTAACAAACACATCGTTTATTTGTCTGCTTACTCTCACAAATGTGGTACACTTACTAAGTTGTTTTAATGTAGGTGCACCTACATAAGTACAAGCACTTCTTAACCCGCCTAATAAATCTAATACAGTATCGTTCACTTTTCCTCGATATGGAATTGTAACTGTGCGACCCTCACTACTACGATAACTTGCTACTCCGCCGTGGTGTTTATCCATTGCAGTATCACTACTCATGCCATAAAATTCAACAAATTTTTTTACTTCAACTTTATAGTTATGAATTAGCAAATCACCATTTTTATCAAATTCTTTGGTTAGGACTTCATTGGTTTTAAAATAATTTGTAATTACTTCCCCACCACCTTCATCATGACCGGCTAGCATACCGCCTAGCATTACAAAGTCAGCACCGGCCCCAAATGCTTTGACTACATCTCCAGGACAAGTACAGCCGCCGTCAGCAATGATGTGTCCACCAAGACCATGAGCGGCATCGGCACATTCAATAATAGCGGATAATTGCGGATAGCCAACACCTGTCTGAATACGAGTAGTGCAAACACTACCAGGCCCAATACCAACTTTAATAATATCTGCTCCACGTAAAATTAACTCCTGTGTCATGTCAGCAGTAACTACATTACCTGCAATAATAGTATGTGTAGGATATCTAGCACGGACCTTAGCAACAAAGTCTCCAAAGTGTTCACTATAACCGTTTGCTACATCGATACATATAAAATGTAATTCTGGATACGTATTTAGAATTTGCTGTAATTTGGTCCAATCTTTGTCACTGGTGCCTGTACTAACGGCAAAATGCTTACCATTGATAAGTTCTTGCATGTAAATAAAATCATTCAGTAGATAACTTTTAACAAGACAAGTAAACATTTTATGTTCTTGCAATGCTTCCGCCATATTAAAAGTACCCACTCCGTCCATGTTAGCAGCCATGATTGGAACACCAGTCCATTCCCACCCGCTATGTTTAAATTTGTAAGTGCGATTTAAATCAACTTCTTTGCGACTACTAAGTGTACTACGCTTTGGGCGAATTAATACGTCTTTAAAATCTAACTTAATTTCGTCTTCGATTCTCATTTAGGCCACTTTCTATAATTACCTTTTCCTGGAATAACGTTTCTTACTCCTCCAACGGGATCTTCAACATCACCTTCGTATCTAGGAATTAAATGCACATGAGGATACATTACAGTTTGTCCTGCGGCACTACCAAAATTAAACCCAATGTTAAACCCATCTGCCTTTCCAGACTTTACTAATTCTAGTCCTGCCTTATATGCATCGTAAAATGCATCTTGAATAACTTCTGGAGTGTTGTAATTGGGAACGAACAACAGGTGTCCGAGAGAAACAGGATATCCATCTCGGTAAACAGTGACATGATAATCTTCGTTAATGGGATTTGTCCAAGGGACATCGGCAGTTTCTAATTCTTTATTTTTATCCATTTTTTGATTTATGTTTTAAGTATACGTTGTTGTGTACCCAACGATCATGTTCTTGTCCTGGAATTAAGAACCCCCATTCGCGACGTTGAGGTCCTGGCATAAACATTGTCCAGCATTCTACTCCTTCGGCAAGTTCGATGCGATGATACGAAGTAGACCGGCATACACGAAAATGACCGGGTCCCCTCCAATGACGTATTTCGCCAATCTTTTTTCCAGTAGAATTAAATTGTGGAACCCATTCGTAGTAACCACCCTTGAGAATTAAAGTAGCGTAAGGCCATGGATGATCATGCACATCATCGGGGTCTGACTTAAGAAACTTGTGCAAGAACACATTGAAAGGAAACCATTTTCTGTCGCGGAGAAATAGATAATAGCGTTCGAGATATGGTTCATTTGATTGTCTATCCAATACAATTCTTTTTCGATTATTCTTTTCAAGAATATTTAGTAACCATTTCATTTAAAATTCTCCAATAACGAATTTGCACTGAAAAAATAATTTGTAAGATCTGTTGCCTGTTTTTCTAGATAAACAAGATGTTTATCGTAGTTGTCAATAAATCTAATTATAGAAAAGCAAATTTCTCGTCGGTGAATTTCATAAGACTTCCAAGATTCGGTCCATTGGCTAGGGTATTTAAACCCTTCGTAATACATTTCTTTATAGGAAAGCCGATCTGGAACCATTGGGATTGCACCCACTAACGCACCTTCATAACAGCCTATACCTAGTGTTTCTTGTAGACTGCAACTGAATACTATTTTAGATTCGCCTAAAATTTTATGATATTCGTCTTTTGTTAGTTGTTGATCTTGGCAAACTACAAAATTGTACTGTGGTAAATGTTTGGCAAGATCTCTAAAAATTTCTACTTGTTTTTCTGGAGCAATTCGATGAGGGAAAACAATTTGATTTTTCTTTGTGAGACCTTTAAAAGGCTCAAGTGTTTTTTCCATATATTCCATAGGCCAGCCAGACCTGATGATATTTTTATTTTCCATGTATCTCATCGCACCTGTTCTAAAATCTACTCCTAAAAGATTTTCCATGAACATTTCAATATGGAATTTAGTTGCAAAATAGTTATGATCGATGGCATGAAAAAAACTTTTTTCGGCATGTCTAACCCATGGTGCATCATTGATAAGTCGGCCTAAGAAATCATGTGGATCATAACTACCGGCATGCCACAGAGCGTGAATCTTAACTGGGATGTTAAGAAGTTCACTCATGTATTTTAAGTTTATGATACCAGGATGCCAAGCATCAGTAAACAGAAAATGATCACCAGACTTAATTGCTCCGGCGCAAAATAAACGACCCAGTTGCTCAACTTGGCTAGACTTATAAACATTAGTCCCCCCAAAATTAAGAAAGGCACCAGGAGTAGTGGCATTAGGAATATCTTTAGGGCCACTAATAACTTGAATTTGATGTCCTGTTTTTTTAAGAAGTTCTGGTACATGATCTTTCCATTGTGCTGTGTATCTAGATTCAACCGGTTCTAGATCTATTATATAAATTGACATTCACGAATCCTTACTTTAAAAAAATTGTGTCATAAATATCTTCAACAATTTTAAGGATATTATATGACACAAGTTTATAGTCCCGCAACTACTTATATTACCAATCGCATAGGAAGAAAATTTATTTTAGAAGACCAGGATACATTATACCTTCAAAGATTGGCAGGAAGAGGTTATCAAATTAGTAATTTACGAAGATTCAGAGATCTAACTAAAAATGCAAGAACATTGATCGATGTTGGTGCAAATATTGGAAATAACACTATTGAATATGCAACATGGGCAAAACAAGTAAAAAGTTTTGAACCTACACCTTGGGTAAGAAGTTGGTTTGAAGAAAACTTACAACATAATCAATCTACATTTATTGACAGCGACGGATGGTATAAATTAGCAGATGATTCTTGGGCAAGTTTAGCGCCTGTGGGGAAAGTTGAAATTTTTCCATATGCACTTAGTGATAAAGCATACAATACTGAAATGTATTGTCATCCAAGAAATGCTGGCCATAATCATATTGTCCCAGAAGGAGAAATGCAGTTGACTAAAAGTGGATGGGCAAAACGTCGAGAACCAAAAGTTGAAAAAATTAAATATTCAGTCGAAGTTAAAACATTAGATAGTTTTGGATTTACAGAAGTTGATGGAATCAAAATCGATGTTGAAGGATGGGAATTGCCTGTTATTAAAGGTGCTAGGACTTTGATCGATAGAGATAGGCCTGTTATTCAAACAGAAATGGTAGAAAAACAATGTTTACGTGCTGGTTATACTGCACAAGAACTGTGTGAATATATGAATGATATTGATTATGTTCAAACACTTAATGATGGTACAGTACTGGGTAGAGATTGGCAAGTAGTACCTAAAAAGATGGATAGATTTTGGGTTCCAAAAGAAAAGATCTAAAAAAAAGCCGCATAATGCGGCTTTTTTATTATGAATGTCTCTTATAACTTTTTGTCTTTTTTCCTTTTTCCTTAGCCCATGCTTTGTATTCGGGGGATTTGTAAAGATCTCTCTCGTCATACTTGAGCAGATTAAACCGACAATGATCGAGCCACGCTTCAAGATCATCGAAGATCTTAGTCACTTCGGGCTTCATAACAAGAGTGCGTTGAACGTTAGGAGACAATGCCATTTTAAAAATACCTTAAATTAAAGGGTTGATGGAAATTTAATGAAGCAACCATTTTCGTTGTCTTCACTTACACTAATCCAGACCTCTCGGACTGGGTATCTTGCGTTAATGGTTGCATGAAGATCTCTTGCAATCATTTCGCAGGATTTGTGGTTGAGTTCGAGTGTGCCTTCGTTGTATAGGCTTTCGAGCCAACGTTTAAATTGAATAAATTCAATATCACGATCATCGTGATGAACTTGGATATATACTTTGAAATGAAAAATGTGTCTATGTGGATAACCTAAAAAACTTACATCATATTCATCATTAGTAACTAGTTTAGGATTAAACCTAGCGTCTGGATAATGATGAATGCCTTCTTTTTGGAAAGTTACCCAAATCATGGATTGTTCGGTATTCATTGAAGCACGTTGTCCTTATTATATTGATTCCAGTCTGTAAATTTACTACGATCCATTAGTGTATGTAGACTGTGTGACCACACACCGGGGTTAGTTGAATTAAAACCTTTGTCATCAATTTTGAGCATCGTATTGTAATTCCAAAGTTTAATATACGGAATTGGTACACGAATTTGCGGAATAAAATTATCATATTCGCAAAGACCACCTTCATGAAATTCTTCGACTTGATTCATCGGAATATCAAGACTGCATAGATAATCTCTATCAAGGAAAAATTGGATCATTTCTTCCCAAGCCTTATGTTCGTCATAAGTTTGAGGATTATAACTATGGTTAGCACCAAAGAAGATATGCTCACAACCTTGCATTTTAAGTGCAATAGATTCTACGGATTGAATACCTACTACAAATAATGTAGTCATTCCGTATGCTGGAGTCCGTTCTACTTCTTTGCCAGTAAAGAAAACAATGTTTTCGTTAACACCAGATGCGTAATTTCTTTTCATTTTTTAACTTTTGAAGTTTTTGACTTTTTTAGTTTAACGGAATTTTCATATTCTGTCAATGCATTATGAACATCTTTTTGAAGAGCATCCCAATCTGTAACGAATTCTACTCGACCATCTTCATATTCGGTTCTGGTACTATGACTACCTTGAATAATTTTGGGCCATTTTACATCTTTTTCTTTTACTGTTTCTTTTTTACGAGGCATTTAATTCTCCTGTAATACTTTCTTCTAAGGCTCTTAATTCGTCGTCATCTGGGTTAGCAAGATCAATTTCTTCTTTTTTAATTTCGCTAGATTTAAATAAAACTCTAAAATTGTTTTGAGCAGGACCGCCTTGTAGTCTAGCGCCTTCCAAACTTTTTATAAATGGCAATGCTTGTTCAATTAGATCAAATGCTTCTTTTTTAGTATTTGTGGAAAACAATTCATCTAAAAAGTTTTTAAAGTAAAGTATTCGATTTGGAACCCATTCGCTATATTCTTTTTCTTTTTTACCTTCGATTCCCGACAATCTCCAATTTGGATTAAATCTTGCAGATTCGATGTCCATTAATTGTTGTGCTTTTTGCACTGCTGCAATATGGCAATAAACATTATGGCCCATCATTAGAGCGTAAGCAAAACTATCCCAAGAAGTTTTACCTTCTTTACCTACTTTGTTTAACATTCCCGGAGCATACCAGCAAATGTCTCCCATAGTTAACCTATCAGCGATTTCTGATTTCCATGGGAATGGGATGTCTGATTTTGAAAGTGATTTGTTATCTGGTGCTTTGTCCATAATAACACTCCACCTTTTGGCTTGGTGTGAACTGTCTGTGTAGACAAGCCCGTGTGCAGTTGCGATAAACGGTGAGGCGCAATCAAAAGATATGGTAACTTCTTCATTGATATGTTTCCTTAGTTGTCTTTGGATTAATGTAAGATAACAACTCCAATCTAATTGAGCAGTGCCCAGGAAGTGGATCCAATTTTTGCCTTTCAGCATTCCATCTTCCCTCATGGTCATTAATCTTTTAAGAGTAATGTCCATCTTACACATATTAGCACCACCAAAGGCCCACCCTTCTGCTTCTTTGCCAGCGTACTGACCTGTGGAGTCACTAAATTCTTTTACACCATTGTACCATTGTTCCGCAGTATCCCAATCTGATCCCTGTAGAACATTTAGCCATTTAGTTTGACCTAAGCGATTCTTAAGAAAGTAATCGTTATTGAAACGTGTTTTTTCTAGACAATCTTCAAATGTCTTTAGTCCAGTTTTAGGACTGTGTATATGATCACAGGCCCAAGTTGGAACGTCTAACATCATAGACCAGTCAGCAGTTAGTTCTAGCCATTCTAGAATTTTTTGACGTGTTTTATTTGCTTCTGCACCTTCAAAATTTAACCAATCAAATTTAAGAACACCTTTACCAATCTGGTATCCACCAGAATCTCCTAAAATCATAGTTTGTCCACGATCACGTTGTTGAATCATAGACTCTTGTTCTAGACTTTTTTGAAGATCTAATTGTGCATGGCCTGCTGAATAAAGAGCATATTTGTAGGTAAAGTATCCTTGTTCTTCATTTAAGAAATTCATTCCCTCAATACCGCGATCAAATCCTTTAGGAATTCGATCTTTAGGAACAAATTCTTCTAGGCGTTGCTTGGCAACATAGGTACTGTAGAAACTACTAATAGCTGGCAAATATACAGCATAGTCTTTTTGTAATGGGGTTAAGTTAACTGGTGGTTTCTTCATCTTTACTCAATATAATTGTTGCTTTTAACTGTTCTTTTGCATGATTTAAATTTTCATATGCGGCTTTAACAGCAGGATGTTCTTGGCTTAGTTTTTCTAATTCTTGATCTTCTATCATCTTACTTCTTGCCCATTCTATAATTATTTGAGTATCTGGGCTTAAATCTACAAATTGATTTGAATTAACCTGCATCCAAGAAGTACCATCAAAAACTTCAACTCGTCCGCCGCTATGATAGCGTAACATGCCTGTAAACGTCTGAGAAGAATTATTATAATACGATCCAGAAGAGCCGTTAACAGTTATGTATTTTCCAGATGATAGACTTGTAATCATGTCAATGCTGGAATAATATATTTGTAAGTTGCTAGGCCGCTGTCCAGTGTAATTTGTAGAGCACCTTCATTGCTGATACTCATTTTGCAATTGTTAACATCGGATGCTTTGAGTATGCTCAATACCTGTAACACAGGCCAAGACCAATTTTTGTTTAGACTACCTGTGACATTTTGTGCGAAAATAAATTCACCACCGTGACTTGCTGCATCACCGAAAATAAATTTTAAATTATTGCTGTCAGTTTTTGTTAAAAATGTAGCATGTTCGCTATTTGCTGCTGCTTGGAATGCAAATCTTTGTACACTAGCAATGCTTGGTTGAACTTCGACATCCCACTTAACGCCTCTAAATTTAACTGTTTGAAGTTTAATATTAATAACTTCGGAATTCATAAAACGATAATCGTTTTTAAAATCTTTTAAAGCATTTTCAAAAAGTAGTCCGGATGGAAAAGTTTCTCCGTTTTTGTCAGTTTTGACTACTTCAATTTTTGCACCTTCTTTATATTCGGGGCAATCTAACAAATATTTTAGTTTATTCATTTGTGCCATTCCAAATACTCCGATCATGTCTTCGTACGGATTAGATGTTTCTGCAAACATGATAACAGTTCGATCATCGGCCATGCTGTCGATTTGTGTTTTTTCATCTGTGCCGGTTACCCTAACAATATTAAGGAATCCCAGGCTGTGTGTGTGACTAACAATGTCTTGTAAAATATCTTTCATATAAAATCCTTTCTGTTATTTTATTTAGGTTAATGATAAAAGTCAACAATTTTTTTTAATTAAAGGAAAACAATTTTCCGAACATATTATCATCTTTAGTTGAGTTTAGGTCCCACTCTAAAACACCAATTAGGTTGTCTAATTTGTTGTTAATAATTGTGGCTTCCATTTCTGCATGATCAAACGGTAATTCTTGAAACCATTTAGGTAGTCTAAGTTCGTCTACAGGATATGCAACACTGGTAAATCCTAGGGGATTATCTTTCATTTTGCAGACGATGACTTTCATTCCATCAACGATTCCTATAGAATATTTGTCACCATTCATCTTACGGAGCGTATTCCAATTAATACTTGCTCGGACATGACCAGGCATATTTGCCTTGCCAGCCTTCTTCTCTTTATCTTCGTATTCTGTAATGTTGTTGGCTCGTTTGGGCGAACCTTTTTCCCATCCTGGGCGAGTTTTAAATTCTGTTCTGAACTCACTAATTCTCTCCAATATTTCTTTTTCTTGAGCACCGTTTAGTACCTTGGTTAAAATTTCTTCTAAAAATATCTGCATAAATTCTGGAGTATCTGCACGTTTTAAGTCTAATCCCATTGCTTTAATTTTACCAGGTTTACCGTCGACGTCTAGTCTTTTACCTTCTTTGTCGTAATAAAGAACAGCATACCTTTTCTTTGTAATAAAGAGGCCTTTACTGGCAACAATTTCTCTACCTGCTTTAATTACTTCTCCTCTAGATTTTGGACAATGAAATGAATCTTGCATAAAATGAGGAAAAGTGGCATTAACTGTTTCTGCAATAGTGTTATAAAGTTGAATAACAATATCTTTATCCCAGGGGACTAAGTTTTTCTGAATGTCAATTTTTAATGTACTGTATGCACTGAAGTAAGCAGAGTCAGTATCACCATAAATGATGCTCTTTCCAGTGTGATCGTATTCTCCAGTAATTACTTCATTAATTTTGCTAGCCATGTGCTTGGCAATTTGTCTTCCAGTTAACGTAGTGCTCTGACCAATTCTTTTATCAAAAAATCTACATCCGACATTAAGAATGGCTCCGTATAAACTGTTTAGATTAATCTTTTTAACTAGTTGTCTTTTATCCCAATATTCTTCTTCAATTTTATTTTCGGCTTTAATTGCTTCCTTTAATTTAGCCTGTAACTCTTTACGTTCTGAATACCATCTTTTTAGCAATCCGGGAATAATACCTTCGTTTTCGTAACTAAAAATTGTTCCGTTAGCACTTAACATCCATGGCTTATTATTTTCAAAAATAAGTTGATAAACTTGAGCCGCACTTAAAATATGAGTCTCTCCGTTTTCTAAATCTAACGTAATTTCAAATGCTCGATCTTGCCGCATGACAGCCTCATACTCAAATGTACCAAACATACCTTCCCATGCTGCTGCAAACGATTTTTTATGCAAATTCATTTGCTCATGTATAAATTGATCAGTTTTTACAGGTCTTAATTGTCCTACAATAGTTTCTGGACCCATGTTTAACGCACGAATTACTGAAGGGTATAGACTGTTAATGTCCATTGATCCTATCCAGTCGTGAAGACCTTTTTTAGGGTATGCAACATATGCACCTGCGGCTTGTGTATCTCCTAATTCGTCTCTGTTTGATCTGCTAGGAACAATCAATCCTCTCTGATGTGATTCATTAATAATAGCCTGTTCAGTGACAGCAACAGCCCCGAGTGTTGTTTGTAGCAAAACTGTATTTTCGTGTGCAATTGTATTGGCTAGATCTAAAAATTTTAATTTTTTATCTAGTTTATCTAACAGAGAAACGTCCTGTCTGTTATATTCTATAAACTTTCGAAAGTCATTGTTATATAACTGATCTAGGGTTCCTTCGTAAACTGTTTTAGTTTCACCTAATTCGTATTCAGCGATAGCATCTAATCTATAACTATGTCGTTCTTCATATGTATACTTGCGATATAGTTCGAGACTGTCCATATGTACACGACCGACTAAGTCGTAAGTAGTTGCGGCTTTACCAAATTTTTCATATTCACGCTTTTTAGGAAACTTATTCCATAAGCAGAAACTTCTAGTGTCGTCTTTACTTAAAACTTTTGCAACTCTATTAACAGTATAAGGAATATCAAAACCTTCGCTGTTCCATCCGCTTAACACATCTGCATCTTCAATTAATTGTAAGAACATTTCTAACATTTCACCTTCAGTTTCGAACAAGTGAGTGTTGGGGAAGTCTTTAACTAATTCGGTTGCTTGACTGATAGTTAGTGTTTTTGGTGGAACTGCTAGTGTTACTAAGACATCAAGCCATTGAAGACATACAGTAATTGCCGTTATTGGCATAAATGCATCATCTGGACTAGCGTATCCTCTTTCGGGATCAAAATCTACTTCGATGTCAAAAAATGCTGCATGTAATTTTGGTGCATCTCGACCTAAATAGTTTTCTTCTAATGTTCTAAAGATTGGATTAATGTCATGTTCAAAAAGTTTATGATTGCTATAAACTCGTTGTTCTTTTTGAAAGTCTTTGTAATTCTTGCACAATACACGACTTAGACTTTCTCCGTATATTGATCGGTGTTTCCCTTTTGTATCGGGGTAATAAAAAATATATCTTGCAGGATATTCTTGATAAATTCTGCCTTTCTTATTGTCTCGTTCAACAACAAAAACGGTGTCCTTTTCTCTATCCCAGATAGCATCAACGTAACTCATTTTTTCTCCTACCGTTTATGGCCGGTTAACCTTAATAATGCGAATTATGGCTCGCTAACCTTGAACAAAATTATTTATTATAGAATTTTTTTGCTGATATATAAAGCGGCACCTATACTAGAACCGGCATCACCGGGAAAATTTGGCACATGAAAATCTTTGAATAAAATCTTAATTTTGTTGTGTACAAATTTATTATACGCACAACCTCCAGTAAATACAAGTTTATTACTATACTGCCTTGCAATATTGGCTAATTTAATAATTTCTTTCTCGAACACAAACTGAACCGAAGCCGCAATATTAATTGTATCGTTGCTATTACTTGTGTTAACGTCCCAATCCCATATTCCTTTATGCAAATTTTTATCTAAATAAGATTTAACTTTATCGTGGTAAATCCAAGGATTTCCTTTTTGACTTATATTCATTAATACAGATTCATCTCGAACTGGTTTTAATCCAATTAACTCTGTAAATGCTGAATAAAATAAACCTAAACTATATGGGTAGTTTTTAACCATAACACGTTCAAAATTTCCATAACTGTAATTCCAAATGCTGACAGTATTCCACTCTCCGATAGCATCTACTACTAGTACAGCCGTATTATCAAAACCGCTAGAATAAACACCAAAATGTGCATGACTTAGATGATGGGGTGCATAAAAAATAGGAATTGAATTTAAATTAAATTGTTTTAGATATACAGACGGCAAATTTTTAAAAGATAATGCATCTTTAAATTGACCGGCATAGATCTGTCTTGTTTTTTTAAGCCAAGGGTTTTCGTACCACGCAATCACATCTGGATTTCCAAATTTCTTTGCTTCTTCCACAAGATCATTAGTTAAATAAAGACTGTTTTTTGATTTTTTATGAAAAAGTATGTCTTTATCGAACACGCATATACTTGTGTCGTGATTGAGTGCGTTAATTCCAAAAATTTTCATTTATAGATAAATGGATCTCTTTTTCGCAATTCTTTAATTCTTTGTTTTAATTGCTTTTTTTGTCTCCACTTTTGGAAAAGTGATTTTAATAATCTAATCATTGTATTAACATCCGAATTAAACCCACTGAATCGATTGTGGTAAGTAATAGATAGTTTGCGAGCATTCCGAAGGATTGACGAGTGTAAGCAGCCCAAGCGTACATAGCACAACCTGTAATCCAAATAGGATATAGAACGAGAAGCGGCGGCGTTGGGACTGTAAGGGCCATTGTGATTGCACAACCAATAGATATTGCCCAAGCACCCAACTCAACAATGAACCTAAAAGGATAAGAACGAAAGTCATCTCGAATCCAATCAAATGTTGGCTTTAACAAATCTAACATTTTTAGTCTTCACGGCGATTAGCATGTCCGCTGATATCGACAATAGTTTCGAGGTCATCAAATTCACGGAATACCTGATCCCATTGATCTTTAAGTGCAATACGAATTGCTTTTCGAATTACACTGGGTTTAACATCTAACTCTTGTGCAACGGCTTTAATAGTTTCATTTAGCCCTTCAGTAAGATCTTGAATTTCTTGTAGAACAGTAACACCTTCTGAAATAATTTGTTTAATTTTGGCCTGCTCGGGGGTCCCGAATGATTTACTCATAATTTCTCCTTAATAATTTAATTATATAAAAATTAAAGGATTAAAGTCAAATCATTTAATGCCAATTTTCATAAATCTTTGATATTGAGTCTCTGGATCTTCGAAAGTTTTTTCGTCTAAAACTAAGGTATCAGTAAGAAAAAATTCTTGATCTAATTCTTCTAATGTATCGTATACTCCGTTGGCATTGTTTCTACTTTGTAGTGCTATCAATGTCCCATCTGGAATTTTATCAAACCATTCTGTTCCATTAATGTCGTTTATTGAAGTGTTAATAATTAGACTGTTTTTATCCAATTGTTCAAATTTTAACGTGTTAACATCTTTTTGGATACACTGATGATTTATTTTTAATGCTGAAAGTATTTTTTTAGAAATAGCAATATGATTTTTGTCTAAATCAACATTAATCACTTTTTTAAATTTTATTCCGCATCGGTCTAGCATTATTGCCATTGTGCCGTACCACGATCCTAATATATAAATTGTTGAGAATTTTTCTCGATTTAACACTTTTAAATTTTGGCATAGCCAAAGTTTACTTTTTAGCAGATCGGGAGTTAAACTACCCTTAAAGGTCGGAGGACTAATTTCATTTAACTCTTTAAATCTCATGTTAATCTGCTTTCTTACCTTTATCTTTTTCAGTAATTGGGCCTCCGGTAACCCATGCTTTACAACTGCGACTACCTGCACATTTAAAATGTAAAAAATTACAATATCCTAGATCGCTGAGATTTATAGTTGCGTTTGGGTCAATATTTTTTTCGTTGCCTTTAATCCCAGTTGCAATGCATTCCCTCATGCTATCGCTAACATCGAATGCTGCACAATTACCGCATCGCATTGTTTTAGCAGTTGTCTCACTTACTCCAAATATCTTAGCAGATTTTTTCCAATAATCTTCTGGTTTATCGGGATTGGCTGGCCCGTAGTGATATTCGTCTATGGCTTTTTGCCGATTTTTTAAATTAATATCTATGTTATGTGTGGCAATTGGGCAACCTTTATTTGCCGATTCGACTAATGTTATAAAATTTCTCATCAGTTTTTCTCAATAGCGTGTTTTCTAGCAGACTGTGCCATTTGAATTTTTTTAGCAGGAGTTTTATTTCTAAATTGATGATATCTTTCTGGGTCAGCATCTAAAAAAGTTTGTTCCCATTGATCCAATGACACGGCAGGAGTTAATTTTACTGCCGGCTTTAATTTAGGTTTATCTTGAGCAGGATCCTGTGCCGGATCTTGCGGTTCCTGCTCACTTACTTTTTTGATTTATTTTTTGCCTTCCAAGCAGCACCGTAGGCCTTGCGTTTTTCTACATCAGTTAGTTTACCGTCTTTTCTATATCCTGCTTTAATATGCTTGACTATACGTTCATATTTGTCTCCTGGAGGAGCCTTTTCATATAGTTGATTCATAAGACTTTCGATATAAGAATCCTCGCCTACTGGTACACAGTTGTCTACAGTGCGGCCACCTTTCTTTTTAGTGCCCATACGTTTGTAACCTTTCCAGCAGGCTTTACCATCTACACCTTTTTTCTTGCCTTCCGCTACACCTTGCTGACCGGCATCTAATCCTTTGCCGTATAATGTTACGGCTTTAGCGCCTACACCATATGGAGGATTCATTACAATACCTTGTTTGCCGTGTTCGACGCCAATAGCATACCAATCAATATTGGCAGCACCACCGGCCTTTTGTGCTTCACGCTTCCAGAATGATAAAGAATTCATACCTTCCGCTACACTTGCTTCATTTTTTGGTTGCCAAAACTTTCCTGGACCAAATAATTTATCTGCTTGTGAATTTTGATAAGTCGAATACCATTTTCCACTTTTGCTTTGTTTTAAACCAGCAGATTGTGCATCATTTTCTTGCCCAGGTTTTACGTTATAAAAATACATTCCTGAAGGCTTTGAATATGATCTACTAGGATATCTTGATCCATATCTGCTACCGCCATAACTACTGCCCGGTGCTCCACGAAGTAATTCTTTTTCGCCCTCGTCGTTGACACGCCATACATTGCCTTGACTATCTTTATAAGTGTGGGTTTCGTACTCATTAACTTGAGATTCTAACGCACCTTGTTCTCCACCGATGCTGCGCAATACAGCAGTTAAATAATCTGCCGATTTAGTAATTTTACTTTGTTGCCATGCTTCTAGCCCTTCCATCTCGCTATAACGTTTGATTAGAACTAATAATTTTTTAGCATCAGACATGATACTTTGGAGTTCGTTGCTGGCCATGCTAATTTCGTGGTCAGGTTCTTGATCGCCTTCCGCCACACCTTCATTGTTTTCATCTTCAGCATCAAAATCATATTTGTCGTATTGAATGTGACCGTCGTGTCCGATGCCAGACAGCACCACCATAACATAGTCGTCGCCATAATCGGGTTCCCATCCTAATGCCCTTAATTCATCTGCATTGTCGCCGTCAGTCCAGTATTGGTAAGCCAATGGAAATAATTTTGCCTTGTATTTTTCCATACTTGGCAAGTATGATGGATCAAGATCAACTGGTTCAAATTCTTGTGTCGGCCACATCTCGTCAGCATCGCCTGGAGTAATTTTTCCAGTCATTTTTCTCATTGATTTATCAAATTTTTCGTCACCTGTTGTTTCCGCCACACCTTGTTCCGTAGTAGATTGTGTATATGGTATACCGATTAATGTATTTTTATAGGTTCCATACACATAATCGTTTACATTATTTTTGATCTGATACTCAATACCAGATTGATTCATAGTGTCATCTACTAGTTTTTTTTCTTGAGGGGTCAATTCACGGGTTATCTTAATAACTAACATAGTTTTTTTGGCTCGTAACGAATCTCTGGCTGAACGACGCAAGGATTTATAAAGATCCTTGGATATTTCAATAACCTCTGGACTTAGATCGGCTTGTTCAATTCCTTCTGCTACACCTTTCTCTTCATCAAAAGGCTTACGATGTTTTTCTTTACCTTGTTTTTGTTCTTTTTTCTTATCACGATGCGCACCTGCACCGGTCTGTGATTTCATCGGACCTTGACGAGGCTTCTGATTAACAGGCACAGAAATTGTCTGTCGTCTTTGAAGTTCACCTAGGGGTTTTTCCGCAGTAGCAATACTATTCGTTCCAATAGCACCTGCAGTTGTTGTTTCTAAAACGTACCTAGTTTCATTAGGTAATTTAACTTTTTTAAATTCTTCGTTCATTTTTTACTCCAATTCGCCACTGGACTTACTGTATAAGTATCTGGTGTTTCTTGACTTCTCATGTCACCTTTGTTTACATCGTGTATATTAACTCCGGCTACTTTAGCCGCAACATTGATCATATCTTGATCACATTGACTATATGGATGTAGACTTTTATATCTACCGATCCAACTTTCTTCATCCATCTCTGGCATTGTTTTTCCATCAGTTGCAGCCAGTGCCAAGCCCAATCTATATAATTTGTAATCGCTATTCCACTTATCGTCATCAGTGTATTTGTTAACGCCGCGGGTAGGATTTTGTTGACGCTTGGTCATTTTTCCGCCTTTGCGTTCAACCATGAATTCGCGTGCTCTCATTTAAGTGTTGCCTTTAACATCCAACCGTGTTTAGCATGAGCATCTAATCTACTAGCAATAAAATCACTAAATCCATGTTCGCCTGCTGCTTCACTGACTTCGAACAATTTCTTTAAGATAACTTTCATTTTTTCATTATCTTTAAGCAATTCAGCAACCATTTGCTTACCGTCGAAGATTTCTGTTTCGTCTTCGACTTGTGTTAACATATTAAGTCTAGTGTAACTGCCGGGCATATATGTATCTAAACTACGAATTTGTTCAGCAAACACATCTATGCTTTCATAAACTTCTTCGTAAATTTTACCAAATAGATTATGCAAAGGTTCAAAAAACATACCTTCTACGTTCCAATGGAATTGGTGTGCTTTTAGATAAAAACTAAACTCGCTGGCAAATGCTATTTTTGCTAATTGGTGTAATTGTTCCATGATCGTATATTTATTAAATTTTACGTTCGCCAGTTAGGTAGGGTTTACTGAACCAAAGTTTAAACCATTCTTCTGTTCCTGGCTGAATATTTTTTTCACGCATAATACGAGCATTTTCTGCTGCGGTTGTTGTAATGTTACCACCTTGATTTAATCTAGATTGCGCAGTCTGTTGATTATATTCCGCTAATCTTGCTTGTCCGCCTAGACCTCCTAAAAACTGAAGTCTTTTTATTTGATGTGCGGGATCGTCGGGTGCAAGATAGCAATCATCGGGGCTGTCTTGTGCGATATTTTCTTGAGTGATGTAATACTGTTTCATTGGTAAAATTTAACCTTAATAGTGCATTAAACAATCTAGTTTCTGATGTATAATCTTTATTATTAATTTTATAAAGATTTTCAGTGTCGAATTTATGAATCATTCCTGTGTCAACTGATTTTATTTTTGCTTTAGATCGATCTAAATTAACTGCTATTACTTTCCATGTTTCGCTAGAACCTTTAAATGAAACTAAATCACCTACATTTATTTTTCCAGGTACAGGATCAAATATAGATGATTCTACTACGGGAGCAGCAGCGGGAGGTTGGATATTCATATTTTTTCTTGCAACATCCATTAGGTGTTTGATATATTCAACACCTAATTTTTCTACATTAAAACCTTTGCTCCATATTTGAAGGGCTTGATTTTCAGGCATAGTTTTTAATGCATTTCTCATTTGAGTAGTGCTTACACCAGTTCCGCCTGCTTCTTCATTTCGAGAACTTATATCTTCTTCCCATTTAACATGCTTTAGATTTGGATGGTTTCCAAATCTATTGGTTGCCCATGCAACTAACCCATCTGCAAATGCTTTTCTGTCTTCGCCTACTGCTATAATAATATGATTAAAATACGGCGGTTTTTTCATTAGTTCATATTCGACTTTCTTACCAAATTGACCAATTGTTGCTTTATCTGTTTGTAAATCAAATTGTGCGTCTACACTTAATATGCCTACTCCTGGAAATAGTTTTCTAAGAGTTTCTAATTTTGTTTCTACAGGAAATGGATCATCTGGTCCTACTTTACCACCTACATATACAAATGGAGTCGCTCCTTCTTTATTTGCTCTATCTATGGCAATACTTATTAACTGTTCATGACCTCTATGTCCAGCAAAACTACCCATGGCAACAACCGCAGATCTTTTTTCAACAGATCCAAATGATTGCTTTTGTAATATTTTTTCTTTCATCAAGGGACTTGTAACTTTAAATAGTCTTCCACTAGGCATGTTTCCAACAATACCTTCGTTGTATGGGCCTAGCATATCCATACCTTTTAATTTTGGACTATCAATAATTGCCTTACTTAATTCTGCCCTTGCTTTATCTAATACAGGAATTACTTGAGCATCTCTAATGGCTCTGTCTGCTGGTTTTCTGCTAGTCAGTGTTGCCCGCAAATCTGCAGGCAAATTGACAACAGGAGCAATTATTTTACCAACATTTATTCCTGATTGATCTAATTCGTTTGAAATAATTTTAATGTTAGAATCACTTGTTGATAGTAATTTTTTAATTATATTTTGTTCATCGGGTATTCGTTCTTTAGTTGAATACTTTTTAACCATGAACGGGGCCAACGTCATTACTTTCCCTAATTTTTTTACATCGTAAGGAATATTAACAAATGTTTTAAATCCTTGACTGTCTGGAGTCATATTCGAATCGTACATCATTTCTGCTTGTACAATTGTGTCGGGGGGTAAAGTTTGAATAAATTTACTTTTTAAAATTGTTTCAGCAGCCTTGTCATAATTAATTGCTCTTGCAATTGCGGCTTTACCTAATTCGCTGTTCGGATCTAATTCACCTTTTTTTACTAATTCTTGATTATAAGCCAAGAATGATCCTACATCTTTTAATCTAACTGGATCTGATCTACTGCTAGTAATAAAAAATGGCTCTCCAGATTCGTCTTTACCGAATCTCATACCCATTCCGTCGACTTTTAAATTTATCTGTATATTATCTAAATTTCCGCCTAGTTGTGCTATTTCGTCGCATAATTCTACGAATGCAGCAGGCTTCATTTCTGTACTACTTGGAGTACCGTCGGGTCTACGACTATAAATGTGTTCAATACCTTGCCTACCATAATTTGGCTTGGCATCTTCTTCTGTTAATACATTAATAGGCCATTGTCCGGCTGCTTTTAATTTTTTTCTAAGAGAATTATACTGAATATCTTTTCTAGCAGCACCTTTGCTGGTTACATTGATAGCATCTTGTTTTTCTTTAGGTAAACTATCAAACCATTTCTTAAATTGTTGTAAATCAAAATATTCATCTGAATATATTTTTGCCATTGCTACTGCTTGATCTCGTAATTGTTTTTTGTTTGAAATTTTTAAAATTTCTAGTCCTTTATCAATTGCGGCAAATTTTGCCTCAGCATCGGATTCTGGATTATCTCGATCGATCATCTGTGCTGCTTCGTCAAAACAAATTTTTATAAATTCTTCAAATGCAGCAGTTATTTGACTTTGATCTAAATATTTGTTCATTAGTTCTAAAGTCCCTACATAACTTTTTTGTAAAGTTTTATCGTTTCCGCTGGGCTGCACTCCAAAAAACATTTCGAACTGTTGATCTAAATTTTGTATATAAGTTCTTTGAGCGCTGGGCAATTCTTGTTGTACAGGAACACCTTTTATATCCATAGGTTTTCCAGTTTGCGGATCTAAGTAAGGAGAGAATTTATAACTTGCTCCACCTCCCTGACTGCTTCCTACTGCAAAACTTATATCTTTTGATTGAGTAGGTTCTGGTTCTATATTAATAGCACGATTTTTTCCCGAGCCTTTATATGCTGCTATGTGCTTTGGAGTTACTTTAGCAGCAGGTAATGCTCTGTAAATCCATTTATGAAATACACCCTTAATGCCTGCGGTAATATCGTCCCACTCTGAACTATGACTAAATTTATACCATTCGGTGGGGTGACCTAATTCTTTATCATATTGCCCAAATTCAAAATCAATTTGAACATTTAGTCCAATTTCGTCGATACGAAAAATTGAATTGAATTGTTCCGCAGAAGAAGAATATCCCAATAATCTTCCTGGACCAAACTGTTGTTTATAATGATCATCTAAAAATTTTTGTATCTGTGGTTTTTGATCTACATCGCATTGTACATCGATATCGCCGACTTTTTGTTTATATTTTGTAAATTCTTGATCTGAAATTCCAGCAGTATTAAAAAAGTGTTTAGAACTTCCGCTTAAATATTCGTTTGATTTAAATAATTCTTCTCCAAAAATTGGTTCTTTATAAATGGATTGAAAACTTTGATTCAACGCATTAATTGTTTGTTTTACTAAATTAGCAGCCTGAGTTCTGTTAGTTTTTTCAAGATCAATTTTTTCAGCAGAATATACAATCTCTGGATTATCTCTATCGGCGACTTGAGCATTACCGCCTTCAGTTAATTTTTTATTTTGAAAGATATTTATAATTTCAAAGATTTTCATTTTTATTTCTCAAACCATAATTTTCACAATAGTGGTCATACAACCTTTTACAAATGCCTTCTCTCATTTCTTGAGGAAATTTTTTATTCATCCTACCGGACATTTTTTTGTCTTCATAAAAGTTTTTACAACCGTCTACGACCATTGGCATAAACAATTCGTATATTTGTCGATCGCCACATTCGTCTAATGATTTTATTTTTTTAGAAATTGGAAAAAAATGTTCTTTATGCAACCGATCATTATCTAAAATAAACCAAAATAAGTCATCGTCAAAATTTTGCATTTGATTTTTATTTTTTTGATTATGATCAATGTCAATAGGTTTGCTGAAAAATTCTTTTAAGAACATTAGATTACTCCCATGCTCTGCAAGACCAATATCTTGCTTTCCACCGCGGCCCGGGATTAGCACAATTATGTCTAGCCCTAAAACTTTTGCGACGTTTAGGATTAGACTTTTTAATCTTCATCTTTTTATCGCCAAAATTGACTTTGACAACATTTCCTTTTGGACCTTTTACATAAACTTTAGATTTTTTAACATCACCAGACATGGGTTTACCTAACTGAACATTGCGTCCTTGATATTCGGCTTCATCAAGACTGCCACCGCCCTCCATGATTGCCAGTTGCATTTCTGTAAATTTAGTGATAGATTCTTGGACAGGGGTATGTGATAGATATGATAACACCGTGTCATCACCTTGAATAACAACTCCGTCATTCATAAATCCAACGATAACAGATTCTATAAGAAGTCCGTTATCAAGCTCTAGAGCAAATACATCTCCAGTTCTAATAGTATTATCTGATTCGATTAAGTCTAGTATACGCATAATTTAATATTTACCAAGGTGTTGGATCCCAACCAATTCTTTGCCAGCTATTGGTTGCGGTGCAAACATAAAAATAACTTGCATCGTATGCAATTGTTCCTGCTGTGCCTGTAGATGTGGAACTTAGTGGAGCAGTTCCAATTATAAAAGCAGTAGTCTGTATGGTAGAGTCTGGGAATTTTAATGAACCGTTGACTATCTCTAAACCTGTTGGAACAACTTGAGTGATTTTACTGTTACTAACATAGACACTTACTTCATTTTCTTTTATGCCATAACCATCTTGACCGTTGCGGTATACGGTGATGTCTGTGGCCGTTGTCCATATTCTTGACTCGTTTTCAATACTGCTAACCGTTAAATCATCGTTAGGGAATGTTAAGACGCCATCTTTACCGAACACCCAATCGTAAGTTGCTGTCGGAGATTGCGCTTCGTCTAAAGTATTAGTTCTTAAAGTTAAGTTATCTTGGCTGCTTACGGTCAATGGACCCGCCATTCCATTATTCAATAGAGGATTTGTTAGATCTTCCTCAATTACGCTACCGCCCGGCAACATTACCGCAGGTTTTTTATCTGTAGAGTAGTCACTTTGACCGTAGTTTCTAAAGTCCCAACTCCAATTTGTGCTTGTGCCACTAATGCCAAGGAATATTCTCTCTGGAGCAAATAAACTCAATCCTGGTAGGCCGTCGGTGGTTGTATTAAGAGCTCTAATAGTTGATGTGCCATCTGTAAATTTTAAACTACCATCTTTACCAAAAGCCCATTGTTGAGGAGCTGGGTCACTGGGTTCTGCTGCTCGTATTAAAACATCACCATTGGAATTGTTCAATGTTACCATAGTCGATGACGAATCAACATTGTTTGGTAATGTTAGGTAGGCATAAGACCCTGCTCCTTCGCCACGCAACGTCAATCCACTTTGGGCACTGACTTCTATTTCACCCGATGAGCCTAATTTAACATATTGAGAATCATTACCTAAATATAGTTCAGTAGATGTGCTACCAGAAGTTAGATGTAAATGATTACCTTCATCTCCGATAGTTGAGTATATTTCTAAACGCTGACCTGCGTCAGTTGCACCAGCCGGAACTAATGTTAAAGAAGTTGTTGTAGTTCCAAATACTTCATTGGTGATTTCATTGGATGTAATTTCCCCACCGCCAGGTAATTCTAGAATACCATTTGCTCTAAAAATCCAAGTATAAACAGTCCCTGTGTAGTCACCGGTTATGATATCCACATCTCCAGCATTACCGGCATTAAATGCTAATGCGGCCGTCCTACCTGGAACAAAGGCATTTTCTGCCCAACCTATTTGACTGCCACCCCCGTCTCCTGTTGAAACTATACCTAAAAATTCACCAGGAGCTTGAGTAATGAATGTTCCAGTTACTGGAGCAAAATCGCCTATAGGAGTTATAACCAGATTACTAGGAAATGTTAAATCGCCATCTGTATCAAATATCCAAGATTGGCTTGATGTAGTAGCTGCGTTGGTTAATATGGCAAATCTGTTATCGCTGAATACTACCAGTCCAGGTTCGCTTTCACCTATTTTACTAGTTGCTCCGGGAAACACTAAATCACCGTTGGCGTCAAAAGTCCAAGTGCGTGTAATATCGTCAAAACCAGCATCTGTGGTAATAGTCACACGATCATTAGTGTCACTGACACGCACATTATTTTTTTCACCGCCTAAAAATAAGTCGGCAGTGCTAGAATCTATAGAGCCACCTGCTCTAATGTGAACATGTCCTGGTTCGCCGCCTGTAGGTTCAATGATAACATATTGGTCACTACCGTCTCGTCTTAAGAACTCATCAGGAACTAATTTAATAGAATCATAATTTAATCCGTCACTGCTGTCGGCATCTCCACCGTAGAATGTGCCTTTGCTTAAAACTTTGCTGTTTACATGTGTGCGAACACCGTCAAACATTAACAGTTCTAATTTATTGTTATCACCAACATAAAGAGCAAGTTCACCGTAGGGGCGAATTTTGTTGGTATTGTTATCGTTTGATCCTCCACCTTCAACTTGACTTACGTTTAGTCTTCTTACTCGTGTCATTTATTTTGCCCCTAATTAATCCCAAGTTTCTGAACCGTAGAATACTTTAGCAGTCCACTGTATTTTTATAGTAGTTCCGACACCGTCTATACGCCTAAACTTGAGTTGGCCTTCGTTGTCCTGCAGCCACAGTATTACATTTTCACTTTCAGTGCCACCACTAGTAACTTCGGTGTGGGCTACATGTTCGTTACCATTATCATCGACAATGTGTATGGTGCCAACTAATGTTCCTGCATTACGATCGTAGGCATGATAGTCTATAACAGCACCACGGAAGTAGCCTCCCCCTCCGGGTAGTTCATTCTTATCCCACCATATCACAGGTTCTCCCCCTGTGCTGTATCTAAACCAAACCGTATCACCCGCGTTGTAGTTTAAAATACCACCAGGAAGATTTAATCCATATGCTCTTTCGTTCCCGTCAGCGCTGATTCCACCGTTATACTTGTACCAAGTGGCATTATCTAAACTAAATTCTATAGTATTACTATCCCAAATTCCAGCAAGAGTATAATTGTTTAGTACATTATCTATTGTAGTTGTAGTAGTGTCGACCCAGATTCTATTCTCGCTTACCGCACTTCTTGATGCTGTAGCAGTTAGATTAGTAGTAATTATTTCAGTGACTACGACTTGCTTAAATCCATAGACTTCTTCAATTCTACGATTGCCCGGTGATTCTAACTTAACACGACCGATGCCTTCTGCGGATTTCAATACAGAACCGTCGTTGAAACGTATGCCTTCTTGTAGACTTTCGAGATCTAGTTCTCTGCGAGTGTAAGCAAATCCACCGCCGCCACCTTGTGTCCATTGAGTAAATTTAACGGCATAGTATTTGCCGTTGTCTGGCAGATACATCACGCACTCTGCGCCTACAATCTTATTACCTAATCCGCCATTGCCGAATGCTGCATACAAGTTTCTGTAGGTTCTTGACTCTACATTGCTTAAATCATTCCATCCATCTATGTTCCATAGTGTGCCGCTAGGGCTAACATCACTGTCCCAACCGTCTTCTCTATACGGATTGTATATACCGTTTTCTTCGCCTCTAGTAATGCCAACACCTGCTCCATCACCATCGTCTGCGATTATAATGTCAACAGTATTGGTATTGTCAGCTTTTACAAAAGTTACCAGCGGACCAGCATAAACATCACCTACAAGATTAAGGTGTGTAACAGCATTGTCATAGGTTGATGTTGTTGTGCTTGGACCGTAAATATGTCCTGAATCAGTAATGCTGTTGCTGTCAGCACCGCTGTTACCATTGGTTTCGACAAAGGTAACACTAGTTCCTGTGGCAAACAGACCAAATGTTCCGGTGTTGTAAACAAAACTGTAAGAACTTCCTGTGCCAAATGCTGCTGTTCCGTCTACTACAGTCGCGCCATTGTTATAGGATATTCGATCGGCAAGATTGGTTCTAATATAGTTGGCTGTATCGTATTGATCGTTACCACCGTCGTTGATATTATTAGTTGGCCAAACTTGTGGTATTGTTCCTGAACTAGTATAATTATATGCTTGGCCAAGGCCGTCAACGGCGTCGATTGTTATAGTAATGTTGTTTGTTGGAGTTGTGCCGTTGGTGATGTTTTCTCCTAATAGAGTTAAGACATCACCTACAACATAGTTAGTTCCTATACTGTTTGAACTAATACTACTACTGGATACACTGGCTACAGTAAATCCTGAACCTACATTATAGTTTGTGCCAGTGACATTTGTATAAACTGTTGAACTAGAGTCTGGCGCAGTGCCAGTGACTTCGACAGCAACAATAGTAGTATCAGTCACTGATGTAACTGTGATTATGGCATCGTAGGGAGCAAAAGTAATTGCGGTTACTTCAAAATTAATATCATCTGCCGGAGTTGCTAGACCTAATGCAGTTCCTAGTAAGGTAAATGTGTATCCAACAGTCTTATCAGTGCCGCCATTAGTAATATTAGTAACTGTGGCATTACCATTTTCGTCTACCGTGAATGAGAAATCCATTCCGTCGGCTCCAGATACGTCGGTATTAGACCAGTTAAGATTAGGTCCGTTGGTTACTATCATAGCAGATGCCGCACCAACAGTAGCGCCAAATATTTCTCCTGATATGCTGATTCTATGTCCTGGTAGATAGTTAGTTCCGCTGTTAACAATTGACGCAATAGAATAAGTTCCGTCGCCGTTATTACTTACATCAAATACTGCTCCCGAACCTTGACGTGTTACAGTTGGGCCGCCATTAAGTGTAGATAAGCTGGTCCTATAAAATACAAAGTCAGTGTCTAGACCATTTGCTGCTGCTGCTAGAGTTTCATGATTTTCGTAGAACAATGTTTTCATTTGTTCTACACTGTTATACACACCTTCCTGTCCCTCATCTAGAATAACTGTGTCAATAGCTGCTTCAGCGAATGCCTGTAAATCGGTTAAAGGTTTAGCACCGTTGACATTGCCGTATAAGACAAACATAGCAAGGACATCACTGCTGCTGATTTCGCTGACTCGAAAATCATCTCGATTGCCTACAGGGTCTATGGTTACTGTAGATGCTGCTGGTTTGTGTATGACAATTTTACTAACATTAAGTTCGCTGGAATTACCGTTAGAATGCACTCTACCATAGGCTACGTGTAGGCCTTTGTAAGTAGAACCTACTTCAGCTGGAACAGTGATAGTATGTAGACCGCCGCCTAATACTGTGTTACCATTAACAACAAAATTACCACTAGTGCTGTATGTAACTACAGGAGATCCACTAATCGTTAAAGAACCACTGGTTGTTACACTTAAAGGAATTCCACCGATATAAATTGTTCCTGTGCCAACATACAAACTACGCCATTGACTAGAGGTAGATCCAAGATCGTAGGTTAAATCTGCTGCCGGTAAAACGTGCTCCGATATTGCTGAAAAATCTTGAGGTCCGGTTGGTCCACTACTTCCTGCTGCACCAGTTGGTCCACTTGGTCCACTACTTCCTGCTGCACCAGTTGGTCCACTTGGTCCACTACTTCCTGCTGCACCAGTTGGTCCACTACTTCCTGCTGCACCAGTTGGTCCACTACTTCCTGCTGCACCAGTCGGTCCACTTGGTCCGGAAATACCGGGTGTAATATATAATTCGTCAAAGTTGGAATTTACTTTTTGAAAAGCAGATCTTAAACTTTCGCCATCACCTGAAGTTTCACCAGTACCTATGTTAATTGTTTGCTTGGCCATTTGTATATTCCTAGTGATTATATTTGATGCTGTTTACAGTACCTTCTGTAAATTCACTAATTTTTGCTCTAACCCAGACTAAATTTCCTATAAAATTGTAGGTTTTAACTAAAGTTGTTGCTGTGGAATATTGAATAGAAGTAATATTAGCGTCACTGATCAACCCTGAAGTATCGATGCTTTGATTATTAGGCAATCCTAACTCTACTGTAAACCAGTCAGTTGAAGTTGGATTTGATGCAAGAGAACCTTCAATTGAAAATTTTCCTACAAAATCACTAATTTGTAACTGAACAGTATGAAAACCGCCACTTCCGTTATAATAGCCGTCGCCTTTTATGCGGTCGCTAATATAGGTAAGGGCGGTTGTTCCTGTATTGGGGTAACTGAGTAGAACAGTACTGGTTGAATTTTGTGTAAATGTTAAACTTTGACTTAGTGCTGGCATAGTAACATATATTTATGTTACCAATGCTTGATTCCTTTCGACAAATTCATCAATACTTTTAACAAATCCGCTTAGTTGAAGACCGATCATGCTAAGACTTTTGTCATCTTTTACATATCCAAATGGATCTTGTGCCCACGATCTTTCACCACGCATCCATCTTTTGCTGGTATAACTGAGCGAAATTTTATCGTAATTTTTTTCAGCCCATTGAAGAAATTGCTGTCTTTTATCTAGCGGAAATTTATTTTTAAAATATATCCTATATTTAAAAATTTTTCTAGGAAGTCGATCACAAAGGATTTTTTTAGGCCCATTTTCTAATAAAAATTCAAGTTCTTCTTTAGATGTTGGACCTCTAATTGCAGAAATCCATGGACTTAATTCTTTTTCAATGTGTTCTACCTGTTCAAAATTCATACAAAAAATATTAAAATGAACTCCTTCAGTTCTGATTCTTAGATCACTCATAGAACTTAAAAACTTAGTTTTTTCGCTAAATTCTTTTATTTTTTTTCTATCTTCTGGTTTATCCGTTTTATTGAATAATAAATCTCCACTATTTTTATAGTAATACGATGACAATTTATGTGCTCCGGCACACAAACATTCTATTTTAAAAGGGTACTTTTTATAAAATAATTTACTAGATTTTTGTTTCTGAATTTTCATTTGTTTCTTTCACTTTTGAAATTGGCATTGGATCAATAATATTAAGATTGAGATTATTATCTACGACATTAACTTCTACAATACCTCCATTAACAAGTTTTCCAAACAAAATTTCTCTACTCATTGGCTTCTTAATAAATTCATCGATAATTCTTTGTAAGGGCCTTGCACCCATTTTACTATTAAATCCTTTTTCGATCAATAATTCTACTGCTTCATTGGTAGGTTTAACATGAATACTTTTATCTTTAATAAGTGCATTAAGTTCTTCAATAAACTTCTTGACAATTTTAGACATAGTCGGTTTATCAAGTTTACCAAATTTAACAATGCCGTCAAGTCTATTTCTAAATTCCGGTGCAAAAAATCTATTAACAGCGTCTTTGGGATCACCGTCTCTTTCTAAATTACCAAATCCTACGCTATTTTTCTCAGCATCAACAGCACCGAGGTTACTAGTCATAATAATAATAGCATTTCTTCCGTCGGCTTTTTTTCCATTATTTCCAGTGATAAATCCGTTATCCATTAATTGTAACAGTATGGTCAATACATCTGGGTGAGCCTTTTCAACTTCATCAAGCAATAATACACAATTAGGATTTTCTTGTAGATTAGTAATTAATTGTCCTGCGTTGTCATCAAACCCAATATATCCCGGTGGAGCACCGATAAATTTGGCTACAGAATGCTTTTCTTGGAATTCACTCATGTCAAAACGTATAAGTTTTACATTTAATCCTGATGCTAGTTGTTTAGCAGCCTCAGTTTTACCAACGCCTGTTGGTCCGACAAACAGAAAACTACCAATTGGTTTATTAAACGATTTGAGGCCTGCTTGACTGATAAAAATTTTATCGAGTAAAGAACTAATTGCTTGCTCTTGACCAAAAATTTTGTTTCGTAAATTTTTCTCTAGATTTGAAAGGTTTACACTTTCTTTGGAACTTACTTGTTCAACAGGAAGGTTAGCAAGTTTAGAAACTTCGTAAACGATTTCATCGTGGTCGACAACTCCACCTTCTTCATCTTTAATCTTAAATCTAGCACAAGCACAATCGATTAAATCTAATGCTTTATCGGGTAGTTTTTTATCTGTCATGTATTTGACAGAATATGTTACGGCATCAATTAATGCTTGATTGGTAATTTTAACTTTATGATGTTTTTCGTAATATTTTTTAACACCTTTTAGAATTTTAATACATGTTTCTTCGGTTGGCTCATCAACTGTGACACGTTGGAATCGACGCATTAATGCACGATCCTTTTCAAAATGTTTTCTAAACTCGTCCCATGTAGTGCTGGCAATTACTTTCAATGTGCCCTTAGTTAATGCTGGTTTTAACATATTTGCTAGATCATTGCTGTTGCCGCTGGCAGCACCGGCTCCGTTCATCATGTGTGCCTCATCAATAAAAAGAATACAATTCTTTTTTCTTTCTAAAACATTGATGATCATTTTAATGCGTTCTTCGAAATCTCCTCGATATTTACTTCCTGCTAATAACGAACTGATATCTAGACTATACACAATATGATCTTGGATAAATTTTGGAACTGATCCTTCGACAATTTTTTTAGCGATGCCTTCTGCAATTGCAGTTTTACCTACACCCGGATCTCCAATCAAAATAACATTGCTTTTATTTCTTCTTGCGAGAACTAGTTGTACTTCTTCAATTTCTTTTTCTCTTCCGATCACTGGATCAATCTTTTTAGATTTGGCTTTTGCAGTTAAATTAATGCAAAATTGATTGATCATTTTTTCAATTTGAGGATTAATTTTTTGAGAACTTGATTCTTCTTCATTTTCTTCTTGATATTTTTTCTGAATGAAATTTAAAAATCGATCTTTATCAATGTTTGCTTTTTTAATAAAATAATTTGCATGACTTTTCTTTTCTGCAAACATACTGATGAAACAATCTAATGGCTCTATTACAGTTCGCCCGCCAAACAACACATGTGTAAATGCTCTATTCAAAACTCGATCAATTGACGTAGTTTTTTTAGGTTTATCAACATTGGGGTTAACGATGTCGTTTAGTTCTACATTGATATATTGCTCTAAATTTTTAATCAAACTTTTAACATCGGCTCCAAAATTTTCTAGAAGTTTAGCGAACTCATCGTTAGAAATCATTCCATAAAGAAAGTGTTCTAAAGTCACATATTCATGATTTTTTTCGCTGGCTACTTCTACAGCGAATTCAAAAATTTTCTCTAGATCTTTATTTGGTTGTAACATCTATGTTTCCTTTATTTTTTAATATTTAACTGATAATTTTTTTTAATTGATCTTTTTGTTCGTCTGTTAACGTTTTTGGAATTGTTATGTTAATTTCTAACAACAGTCTTCCTCTTGCTAACGGATTCGAAATGTTTGGCATACCATAACCTTGAATGTTTAACATTTGACCAGGTTGTATTCCGGGGGGAATTGCAGTCTCTAAAACTTTTCCATCTATTGAATTAAATTTCAATGTTTTACCCAGTATTGCATCAAAGCAATCTATTTCTACTGACATTCTAAGATCATCATTTTCTCTAGTAAATACCGAGTGATTGGAAATATTAATTGTTATATGAATATCTCCCCTGGGGGCATTGGGTATAGAATTATCTCCTACTCCTGCCAATCTTATAACATTACCATTTTTAATACCTGCAGGTATTTTTACCTCTAAAGTTTGAACATCTCCTCTGGGGAGATTTAAATTTGTTGTTATTATTTTACCATAGAATGCATCTTCTAAAGAAATAGTTGTTTGAAAGTTTAATGTTTTGTTTTTATAAGAATTTGGTCTTTTTCCAAAAAGATCTGTAAATCCCCCACCATTAAACATTTGACTCATAAGATCTTCAAACCCTGGCGGCATTCCTCCATATGTTCGAAATTCTTCAAATTGTGAATTTGGATTATCGTATTGTTGTTTTTTTGTTGGGTCACTTAACACATCATATGCTGCTTGAATTTCTTGAAATTTTTTTGTATCGCCGCCTCTGTCAGGGTGATGCTGTGCCGCTAATTTTCTATAGGCCTTTTTTATTTCTTCTTGGGTAGCGTTTGCTTTAACGCCTAATGTTTGATAATGATTACTCATAAAGAAAAAGGTATAGTAATAATAATACTATACCTTTTTGATTAAGTCAAGAAAATATTATTTCTTTTTCTTATCTTCTGGAATCTCAGTCCCTTCTAATTTTTTACGAACTTTTATATCCTTACATTCTTGAACTGGTTTCTTTTCTTTATCTAATACAGGTTTTCCATCTTTTCCTTTTTTGTCTGTACAAACCTTTTTTACTTCTCCTTTTCCTGGACCTTCATTTGATGCCTGTACAGGGTACGATAGAGTCAATGCTAACCCTGCTACAAAAATTACATGTTTCATATATTCTCCTTATTTACAATGTTTTCCGCCACATTTTGGACACTCTTCCATTTTGATCTCCTTAAATTTCTGGTTGTTCTGGTTGTACTGGAGCCGGCTTTCCGTTTGGTCCTAGTACAACCTCATTTGTCATAAAAGGAACAGATGCTGCTGCCGCCGCACCAAATCCTGCTACTGCAACTGGCGCTGCACTAAAACTACTTCCGGAATTTCCCCCAAAGCCGCCTGCTGATACTCTTGTAAAACCTCCTGACGCATTTGAAGAATTAAACGAGGTTGGTGTAACGAATCCTCCTGTCTGAGGTTGGCTAAATGTTGGAGTGCTGCCCATTGATGCTGTTTGTATTCCGCCATTGTTTGCTCCATTTAATTTTTCTTGTGTACGTCCCCATGCTGCTAAACCTAATACAGCACCCATAGCAACGTGATATAAACCTGCACCCATTAATGTAATAGGTTGCCATTGCATTTTAACTTCACCGCCGCCAATTATTTGCGCAACAGACCATAGTATAGGAAAAATTACAAAGTCAGTTATACATGTGGCCATGTAACTCCATCCCATCATAGGACGCCACTTTGCATTCATCCAATCTTCTTTTTTCTTTTCGCTAGCGCTCATTTTTTCATATTCTTCTGATGTTGCCACGATTTGCTCCTTAATAGTGTTTAGTGTATACCCATAACATGAAGTGCATGGTTGTAATGTTTGATTCTATCATCAAGGCCGATGTATCCTCCATTAATTCTTCTTGTTAATTCTTTAATATCTCCAGCATCGGCCCAACGATTTAATCCATTTGTTTCCCAAAACCAACAAGCACTTTGTACTGCACCTTCAAATGTTTGTAAATACTCGGGTATGTCTTCGACGGGTGTTTCTATGCTCATAGCAAACGCTTCATAATTATGTTTGCCAGTTAATTGAATTAACCCTCTACCACAATAGCGGAATCCATCTCCGCTTTCTTCTGGACCATTGCCCATTCTATTAGCATAAACTCTATTTGCAATCGCCTCTGCTTTATTTGGTCTATTAGCATATTGATTTGCTATGTCATCATTAGGAAAATACTTAGGAAATACTTTTCTCAAACTTGCTGCTCTATAATTTAAATTCTCCTTTAAAAATTTAAATCCTGCACTTTCGTGAGCACACTGGGCAACAAAAGCAGCCACTCGTTGGGGGGTATTAATATCATAATCTGGTAAACATAATTCCATGGCATGATACCAGTTATCTACATAAGGGTTACCCTTAATTAATTCTGCAAGTTGATCTCTGCTGAGTATAAAGTTTGACATATGTGCTCCTTATTTTTTATTTTGATTTACTCTATCGAAAATTTCTTTTTGTTTTACATACCATTCGTTCCAACCGTCAACTTTATTTGAACACGAGTAATAGGTATTGTAGTTTTCGACGACTACTTTTAACATGTCTGTGATTGAAACTCTTTCACCTTCAATCGTTTTTAAGTCTGGACATTTTTCTTGTAGTGATTTTCCTACATCGGGAAAAGTTTGTTTAACGGGAACAGTAGTTCCACATCCTGCTATAAGCAACGATAGTAAAACTACTAATAATTTCATTTCTTTTCTCCCTTAGGTGGCTTTGCGGCCTCATTCAATTGATTGATTGCTGCTTTATTGTGTTCATCTACAATGTCTTTAGGTATAGGACAATTTTCTATAAACACTTTTATTTCTTCTTTTTCTTTAATGACTCGATCAATATACTGAATTTGAGTTTGTCCTTTTTCTTTTATTATCCTGTCTTTATAAACAATTTTTTCTTCAATTCTAACAACTTCTTCTTTACTTTGATTCTTAGCAATTTCTAATTGTTCTTGTAGTTCTTTTATTTTTGCTTGCCATTTTGCCTCGTTAGCAGCCATACCTACCATATAAGTTCCTAAAAATATTCCGGCAAGTCCTCCAATTTTTAACGGAAATTTAAATTGTGCAGGAACAGGAAACCAAGAAAGTGCTAATGCTATTAGACCTAAGATTAAAACTGACCACCAAAACCATTCAGGTAATAAACTTAGCATCCAAGATATTTGCCACATAATTACCACCTATCCTTTTCGATAATAATTGCATCATTTCCATTTCTAATTAAAAATTTATTACCAATTTTGTGAATATCATAATTGCCGATATATTTGTTTAAAAATAAAACTTGACTTTGACTACTTTCATCTAATGAAATTGCTCCTGGTAATGTTTTTTCAACGTCTTTGTATTTTCCTATAGAAACAAATTTTGCATATAAATCACCAGCGAATGGTTTCTTAAAAATTAAATTATTGCTTTCGTCCAAAGTTACTTCAACGGCTCCTTGATTAAAAAAATCTTTAACATCAGAATTTTTAATTTCTAAAATTTTTGATTTATAGCCTTCTGGGGTCATTGGAATTTGTTTTTTAATAGTATCTTCGTTAAACAAAAAATACCTTGGAGTCGATTGATATCTAAATTTCCATTCATAGCAATCACAAAGTTGACTTATACCATTTACTAACTCTTTTAATTGTTCAGTCAACCCCGGCGTTCTTTCAATTTCAACAAACACCTGATACTGCCCATCTCTTTCTTCTCCAGCACTGATATCTGCATCCAAAATAAAATTGTATCCTTTTTCAATAAATTCCATGAGATCAATTGCTGGATATTTTTCTTTTACTTTAAAACCAAGCACTAAAATATCTTGGTCTTCTCCCATTTTACTTTTATATCTATCTACGGTAAAAATATCAGATACATAATCTTTTAAGTCACCTCTTCGAAGGCTTTCAGTTAATTTTTGCTTATACATTTTGTTGTGGTTCCTCTGGTGCTTCTTGTGCAGCAGTTTCTGGAGTTACCTGCTCTTGATGATATTTCATCAATTCGGCCATTCTGTTGTTTTCTTTATTTTCTTTACCAATGTAAACATCTTGCATTAGTTTTTTAGGCATAGTAATTTCTACAGTCCAAATTGGATATTCATCAATTTTTCCTTTTTTGGTTCCTGGGCGGAAGTCTCCGGGATCTTTAATCTTTCTAGGCATTAACACATGGTCTTTAGAAAACACTACTTTACAGCCGTACTCTATTAATCGTTTTCCACCTTTTGGGTCAGGCATGTCTAACTCTGGCCACATAAATTTACAGGTTACTGAATAACGATTAACATGAGGTCCTGAAATTAATTCCCCTTCTTCCCAATTTTTAAACACATAAATGTTTAATTCATCTAAAACACGTTCAAAATCTTTTAGAATTTTAAATGCTGAATTGTTTTCGCTTAATGTTTGTACATTTTTAATTACTTCGAGTATATCGTGCATAGTAGTTGGCTCTCTTGTTAAAAATATTTATCTATACGCCCGATGAAATTTATTTTAAAAATTCGGCTATTTTAGGCGTATATTTTAAATTGATTTTAAATATTTGTGCAGGTTGATCTCATTATAGGAGGTATCAATTGCCTAGAACCAAGAGAAGAGAAAGGGAATTTTTCTTAGAAAAAGACCCTAGATTCAACAAAGAAAATAGTAGTAATTTAATTCAAATTAAGCCGTATCTTAAACGCAAACAAGAAGTTTCTATTATTCCGAGAAATTTAAGTCAAGAAACTTATCTAGAACTGTTAAAAAATTCCAAAAAATCAATAGTTTTTGCTGTGGGTCCAGCAGGCACGGGAAAAACTATGATTGCAGTTCAAATGGCCATCAAATTATTAAAAGAGGGGGTGATTAAAAAAATTATTGTCACACGGCCGGCTGTTAGCGTTGATGAAGAACATGGGTTTTTACCAGGAACATTAAATCAAAAAATGGAACCTTGGACAAGACCTATATTTGATGTTTTTGAGGAATATTTCCATCCTAGAGAAATACAGGAAATGTTAGAAGATGGAATCGTTGAAATTTCGCCATTAGCCTACATGAGAGGTCGAACTTTTAAAAATTCGTTTATTGTGGCAGACGAAATGCAAAACGCAACACCTAGTCAAATGAAAATGCTGTTAACGAGATTAGGTGACTACAGTCGAATGGTAGTGACTGGAGATTTAAATCAGGCGGACCGGCCTAGGGAAAACGGCTTGCTAGAATTCTGCAATTTATACGGCCAAGGAGGTGAACATCGTATGATTGCTATGGCAAAATTTGAAACCAAGGATATTGAGAGACATCCTGTGGTTCAAGAAGTATTGAAAATATATAAAGAGTTGGATTGAATTATTAGGTCAAATAGCACAACCTGCCTAGGCTATTTGACCTATTTCTTCCAGTCTCGATATCGAGGTTGATTGTTTTCTGAACCAGTAAATAAACTTTTAACGTATTCTAACCCTCGAGATAGTGCTTCTCTATCTTTAACTGCTCTTGCCTGACTTGCTGGAGTACTGGCTTTGTCTCTTTTTGGTGCAGTTATAGCGTGTTGACTCTTCTCAACGTAATGATTTAAAAATTGACTTAGAAAATCATCTGCTGAATTAAATCTTTCTAAGTTACCTTGACCAAACATGTTATTGAGTTCGCAACTTTTTGCGAATCCTTTTATACCGTTGACTAATCTTAAAACATTAACATTTTGTGTATCGACGCCCGGGTTATTTTTTAGCAATGGATCAATTTTTGGATTTTCTATTCCTTGTTCTTCTGCTTCGTGTAAAAATATGTCTAGTATCCAACGTTTAATATCAGTACCTACGGTATGTAATTGATAACCTTTAAGTGTTTTACCGTAGTTAACTTTTTTACCATTAATAGTTTTATATTGAATTCCTTTGTGTTGCAGATTAACAGGGTATAATTCACTCATTGTGGCAAACATGTTTCCATTTAATAGGCCTTTAAGTCCATGTTCGCCGGTGGCTCGAAATCTACCCCACTCTGAAGTTTTAGCAGGGTGAGGCATGAGATCGACTTGTAATTTATCACCTCCAGGTAGTATAAACATTGGTTGACTACCTTTACTTTCATTTTTATCAATGTATGATAAATTTGAGTTTTTTATAAAAGAATCAATTAACGACCCCCATTTACCCTGGAGTTGACCGCTGGTCATTGAATCATACTCGGGCATATCAGGAATAATAAGTTGAAGATCCATATCACCGTATATGGTGTTTTCTGGATCATCAAGTTCGTGATATGCAGCAGAACCTGTGGGATGGCCTACTTCTGCAGGACCTAATCCTTGAGACTTTAACCAAGGATTAAAATCTTTTAAAAAGTTTTTAACAGATTGAATTCCTACTTTAACTAACTTGGCTTTAATTCCAGGATTATCGCCAGTGGTCCACCCACCTTCAAAAATAAGTTCTCTTATAAGCATCCATTATTTATTTTCAAGATTTCAAATTTCTTCCAAGTTTAATTAACACTGCTGCTAAATTAATCTCCGGATCTAAAATTAAGGTGTGATCAACAAGTCCTTGTTTAATAATTAATAATGCTTGATCTTTAGTTTCTTCAGTATCGCCGAATAAATCTATATTGTCATACATCCAGGTATAAATTCCGGGAATTTCTTCTGGTCTTGCTCTGCTGCACAGTAATTTTCTTGCTTCTTGTATTTTTTTCTTTTTAAATAGTTCGACCATTTCAATCTTATAATCACCAATCATTTCGTTTCCGCTATTTGGTTCTATAAGTTTGTTATCAATAATGTTTTGTTGGACTAAATTGATGCATTTTCTTAAGTCAGGGTAAGCCAATTTAACATATGTATCAAGGATATCTAAATCAAAATCAACGTTCTCTGAAATTAGAATTGTGGCTAATCTGGCTGTGAATTCTGTTTGATCTATTTTTTCCATATGGAAACCTTGGCACCGACTATGGATTGCTGGTATAATCCTATTAGGGTGATTGCAGGTTAAAATAAATCTACTAGTGGCTGAGTATTCTTCCATAACACCTCGCATTGCAGCCTGTGCTTCTGGTGTTAGATAATCTGCCTCATCTAATAATACTACTTTAAATGGGCCAAACGGAATCATTTGAATAAAATTTGTAATTCTATTTTTAACTTCGTCGATGCCTCGTTCTCTACTGGCGTTCATTTCTAAAATGTCAAAGGATTGAATTCCTAATTCATTTAGCAAAACTTTGGCCAGTGTAGTTTTTCCGATACCCGGTCCTCCACTAAGTAGCAAGTGGGGGATACTACCTTGCTTAATCCAACTTTCTACTTGCTTTTTTTGAGCATTATCTCGAAAGACATAATCTTTTACGTTTTTTGGGCGATATTTTTCAGTCCAAAGTTCTTTCATACTAGTTCCTCAGCAATACCTAAAATTTCTGCTAAAAATAATAATACTCCCCCGGCAATTAACCATTCACCGTGAGGAATAATATATCCAGCAGCAACAATAGATCCAGAAGCAACAATTCTTAGACCGCTTTTAACAAGGCTAACATAAAAGTGTCCCTTGCTTGTATCTTTAGGTTGAACGTTCATTTTTAAACCATCCTTTAATTGTTTTAACAAGATTATAAAATCTCAAATGATGTATGTCAATTGTGGGAGGCCTATGTGGGCACCGACCTTGATTATAATCACAGGAAGGACTAATTGGCTGTCTGCATATACGACAATTAGGCACGTAAAGCCTCCATTGTAACAATTTTACCTAGTTGATCACCTAAATCTTGATCATCAGTTACAATATGCATTTTAGTATTTCGACGATCTTTATGCCGATCATAAGTTGTAGTTTCAATAACATACCCACCCGCGGCTCTATATAATTGAAACTTCATTCCTTCGGATTGAAGACCTGCTGGTTCTACAGACAACACAGATTCTCTTTCAGGTTGACTGTCAAAGTTCATTAACCAATTTCGTATCCAACGACGCATTCTATGTTTTTTCATGTGTGTATTAACCCTTCTTACATTGTTTATTGATGATAGTTTTGCTTGAGCCCCGTAGTGCATTTTACCATTTCTCCGATAAATTAGTTTTTAATGTTTCTGCTTCTTTAACTCGTTTACGAAGATTACTAGAGCTAAAACTATGATCCCTACCGTTATATACCAATTCAATTCCTCTTTTAATACAAATATCTTTACCAGTAAAATCTTTTCCTTGATATTCAACACCTAAAATTCTAACATTGATTGGTAAAGTCAACAGTATATCTTCAAGATCTTTTTCTGTTTGGTATACTACGATTTCGTCAACATACCTAACTGCTTGAAGTTGAATTTGCCGCTCTACAATGCTTTGTACAGGATTATTTTTAGTATTAGGTCTGTCAATGGTGGGATCTGTTTGAAGTGCTGCAATTAGATAATCACAGTGTCTTTTTGCTTCACTAAGCATAGCAATATGCCCTGCATGTAAAAGGTCAAAGGTACTAAAAGTAATACCAACTTTCTTTTCTTGAAGTTCTTTAATTTTATTAAAAATCATATTATTCTTCTTTTAAGATCTTAATTACTTTCTTTTTTTCTTGTTCTCTCAGCCATTCGTCTTCTGGAGAAAAAGTGGGGCATTTTTTAATTGCTTCGTCTAAAAGCCATTTTAATTGATAAAGATCTTGTTTTACACCCCATGCAGTAAACCCATCTTGTCGAGGCGATGCACAAATTCGATAGGCATTATTAATTTGCCTAGAAATATCTTCCACGCTCCAATTTTTAATATAGGTCATATTTTTATTATAATAAAAAAAATAGGACCTGTCAAGGTCCTATTTTGCCGTTACACAAGTTCTCAAACTCTAACATCGACATCACTGGGGTTTTCGTCGGCAGTGAGCATAATAGCATTTGTTTCGACTCTCCTAAGTTCTAAGATACTGCCGTCGTCTTGTTCAAGTTCAATAGTTCTGGTCCATCTACCGTGTTCAACACAGACCCATTCACCAACTTTGATATCTTTTTGTTCAGGTCCTACTGCCCAAACTCGACCCCAACGAGGTTTGATTCCGGAAGTTTTTCCATCATCTGAATTAATAATAATTCCGGATTTAGTTTGTTGTACCCCAAAGTTCATATCTGATACTAAGACATGATCTCTAATTGGTAAAATTTTACCTTTAATTTTCATTTTCGTTCTCGTTATTTTTTACTTTTTTTGGAGGATTTACTGTAGTTTGAGGTTGAACATTATTTTGTTGAGGTTTCGTTTCAACAATTCTAGAACCTTCTTTTTTTACTTTTGGATTGTTTTCGTAATATTCTGCCATTACTTCTTCTCGTTTACGAATAATTTTTCCACCAGATCCTAGTTCATCACCTCTAGCATTAACTTTTACATTTCCGATTGCTGGCATAAGTTCGTGCTGACGCATTAATTTATCCATGTCAACTTCTTTGCCTTGCATAGTTCTATATATTCGTCCCATTTTATTCTCCTTATTTTAGGAATTCATGTATGTCTAGTTCGTATTTAATACTGTTTATTTTATGTACCCCAATCAAGTAAAGAACAAAACTAGCAACACTTGATCCTCTTCCTACACCCCAAACAATATTATGTTTACGCATTGTATCTATTAAATATTTAAGATAATACAACAAATCTATCATATTATATTGAGCAAAAAGTTCTAATTCAGTTGTTACCCGGTTAGTTTCTTCAACACTATTGCATTGTAAATATAATTGTTCGATTAATTCTGGGCAATAATTTTTTGGCATAAACCAATTAATTTGGTTATTTTTATCGAACTCTTCTGTAGAAATATCTAGATCTACATACTTTTTTAATTTTGAAAAGTTATCTTTATTTTTATCTAGTGAAGAATTAAATTTATCTGTTTCTGCGTCATTTAAAAAAATATTTTGATAATTTTTAATTTGACCCGAATACAAGTGACTAAAAAATTCATCTTGAGATAATAAAATTCTTCCAAATTTATCAATGTTCATTTACTAACGATAACATATATCTTGAATAAAATCAATGATCAACGTTGATAAAATCATCAAAATTTTTGCCTTTTGATTCCAATTTTTCCAACGCTGCTTGATGGCGCTTAGACTGTTCCTCTCTATATGCTTCTAGTATTATAGAAATTTGGTTACATACTCCGCCTTGTCCAGACCTCGAAGCCACAAGAAATTTTTTCATTAACTCTGTTATTCTATTGTCAATATCTTCGTTTTTTAATTTACTTAAATCTGGTAAAAGAGGATTAAACATTTTAGATCAAGGTTCCCGAAATAGCATACCAATTTCCATTATAATAATACGCTGGGCAATTATAAGTGTCTGTTACAAAAACTAATGTACCATTAATTGCGGTACCTTCGTCTACTAACGCACTTAATTCAGCCAGGGTATAATTTTTTAATATTATAGAACAATTTTCAAGTGCTGCTTTTTTAATTATATTACCACCAAAGTTATTTGTTGATGATAAACTAATTAGGTTAGATTGCAAGGTACTAATCTCATCACCTGCAACATCTAATGCAGACTTAATCATAGAAAAATTGGTTCTAAAACCTTGACTATCATTATCTTCACCGGGGGTTGGAAAATTTATATCTATTAATTCTGTATAATCTGTTATTGTACTTGCCATGTGTACTCCGATTTAAGGATAACTTTTTAGAAAAATTTCACAATTATCAATCACGGCGTTAGTTATAGTTCCGAAATAATTGAAATCGTTTGTGTTGTTCAAATACACTCCACTAGATTTAATATTGTTTATTTCGCCGTCGACTATTTCAATAGAAGTTTTGATTTTATCAAAGTTGTTTCTAAATCCTTTTAAGTCATTGAGTTTTCCTTTTACTGGAAAATTTTCATTTATTAAATTGCTAAAATTAGTTACCGTACTTGTCATGTTATTGTTTTGATTTTAATTGCTTTACTTCTTCTGATAGTTCTTTAATTGCTTCGATTAATAACGGAATTAATCTTTCATATTGAACAGTTTTGTAATTTTCTCCAGATTTACTATTTCCGTTTTCATCTCTATCAAAAGGTGCATTTTTTACTGCTTCGGGTAAAACTGATTCTACCTCATCAGCAAATAATCCAACTAAGTTAGTTGATTTATCATATCCAAAACTTTCAGCCAAGTCATTTGGGTTGTATGTTATACCGTTTAGTTTTTCTACTTTTTCTAATGCATTTTCTAAAGGTTTAACATTTGTTTTTAATCTTCTATCTGAATAATATGCTGTAACTTCGCCTACGGCATTAATGTCGCCACCGGCAAACATATGATTATTAGTTAAGTTCCAATAAGCAGGCCATTGACTGTTTACTTGACTCCAGGTTTCTGTGTCATTGCCACCTCTTAAAATATAAAATAAATCACTAGTGCAATGTAACATTGCTGAGTTATTATTTGTGTCTCGTAGGTATACTGTTGGACTTGCACCTCTCAACACTAATGTTCCTAGATCAAATCTGTTAGCATTGTCATCATATAATCTAACACTTCCGTCTACATCTATTGTTTTATTAAAATAAAATAAATCTCTATCAGTTTGGAAATGACAATAACTGGAATTCATTGGCCCTAAATCTAACCATCCAGATGGTGTATTAAATCGATGAGCATCGCTGGTATTTGGATTCCATGAATAATTGCTATTTTCAGAATCGTAAAACTGTTTAGCCCTTACTACATCAAAAGTAACATCTGTTGATGAAGTATTACCTAAATGAAGTATTTTATTTTTAACAGCACCTGCACTCCAACCACCGACGAATAAATCATTGGTTGTTCCATCTAGACCAAAATGTACAGCATAATCACTTCCAATATGGAAGGTCATATATGCATCTGTGTTAAGAGTCGCTTGATAAACTTGAAGTGTGTTAACCTGTCCTGTATTATTTCCTAAAGCACCTGTAGGCGTTGTTATAATTAACGGACCATCAGTTGCAGCCCATGTATCGCCTACATCGCTTCTTAAGAATTGTGTAGAATTTAAACCATCTAATTTATCTGCATCCGCTGCTGAACCAGCAGCACCTGCTGTATCTGACCAAAATGGAATACCTTCTGCACTGACCTTCAAGATTTGATTTTCTAAGCCGATGCCTAAGAATGTAGTTAATCCTGGATTACTTTGATATGGAATACTGCCTTTTACTCCTCCTGCAAGATTGGTTGCAGTTGTTGAAGTTAAAGAAGTATTAGATTGATTAACGTTTCCAGACCATGTTGGCTTTCCGTTACTACCTACAGTTAATACTTGGTTTTCTGATCCTATAGACAAAAATACAGTATCATTTACACTATTTTGATACGGTATAGAACCAACAGCGCCACCTGTTAAATTATCTGCAGATGTTACTGACAATGTGTCTCTGTTAACCCATTCAGGAACACCACTGGCATTAACTGTTAAAATTTGATTTTCTGTTCCTATTGCTAGGAATACAGTATCATCTACGGCATTTTGATAAAGAATACTGCCCTTTGCTCCACCTAGTACATCTTGTGCAAACGATGCAGTTGTAACCGACAATGTATCTCTATTAACCCATGCAGGTACCCCGCTAGCATTAACAGATAACAATTGATTTTGTGCTCCAATTCCTAAGAATGTAGTTAATCCTGGATTACTTTGATATGGAATGCTTCCTTTTACACCACCTGCAAGATTGGTTGCAGTAGAAGATGCCATACTGCTACTATCAACCCATTCTGGTGTATTTCCCGAACCAACGGACAAAATTTGTGTCGGTGAACCAATATTTAAAAACACCGTGTCATTAACTGTATTTTGATATGGAATAGCGCCAGTTGATCCGCCTATTAAATCTTGAGCCAGAGATGCTGTAGTAACAGATACTGTATCTCTGTTAACCCATACAGGTACTCCTCCTGCGCTTACAGATAACAATTGATTTTGTGTGCCAATTCCTAAGAATATAGTATCGTTAGCATTATTTTGATAAGGTATACTTCCCTTTACGCCGCCTAACAAATCAAATGCAAATGTTGCAGTTGTAACCGATAATGTATCTCTATCTACCCATTCTAATGAATTTCCAGCACCTACTGTTAAAATTTGTGATTGAAGACCAATTCCTAAGAATGTAGTTGTTCCAGGATTACTTTGGTATGGAACACTGCCAATTGTGCCCCCTGCAAGGTTTGTTGCGGTATTGGCATTTGCTATTGTTAACGCCCCCGGATCACTCCAAGTTGGTGCTGTAGAACCGGCAGTTAGTATAGATCCAAAAGATCCAAGAGATAAAAATGTTGTATTATTAGCACCGGACTGATATGGAAGACTTCCTGCCGAACCGCCACTTAATTCGTTGGCTATATTAGCACTTCCTACACTTAACGTAGATTGATCTACAAATGCTGGTCCTCCGGGATCGGTTCCTTTACTAATTAACACTTGATCGGTGTCGCCAGGACCAAAGAATCCAGTGAGACCAAAATCAATTTGATACGGTATTTGATTTATTGTTCCGCCGTCAATATTTGTTGCTGTTGTTACAGATAATGTTGTTCTATTAATCCATACTGGTAATCCGCTGGCATTAACAGATAACAATTGATTTTGTGATCCTATACCTAAAAACACAGTATCATTGACTGCATTTTGATATGGAATACTACCTTTTACGCCACCTAGTAAATCTTGTGCAAAAGATGCAGTAGTAACTGCTACAGTACTTCTGTTGACCCATACTGGTAATCCGCTGGCATTAACTGTTAAAATTTGATCTTCAGTTCCGATTGCTAGGAACACAGTGTCATCTACTGCATTTTGATAAGGTATACTTCCTGTTGCACCACCTAATAAATCTTGTGCAAAAGATGCAGTAGTAACTGATATAGTACCTCTATTAACCCATACAGGAACACCTGCAGAATTAACTGTTAGAACCTGCCCTTCGGTTCCAATCGCTAAGAATACAGTATCGTCTACTGCATTTTGATATGGAATACTACCTTTTACGCCACCTAATAAATCAAGTGCAAATGTTGCAGTTGTAACTGATAATGAATCTCTGTTAACCCATACAGGCACCCCTGCAGAATTAACTGTTAGTACCTGACCCTCCGATCCTATACCTAAAAACACAGTATCATTAACTGCGTTTTGATAAGGTATACTTCCTTGAATACCGCCTAATAAATCTTGTGCAAAAGATGCAGTGGAAACAGATATAGTATCTCTGTTAACCCATACCGGTGAACCTGATGAATTAACAGTTAATATTGTTCCGGTAGATCCTATATTTAAAAATGTAGTAGTATCAATATCACTTTGATAAGGAATAGATCCCGGCAATCCGCCTAATAAGTTATCTGCATAAACAGAAATATTAACCTGTAAACTATCTCTATTGATCCAATCTGGTAATCCTTGAGAATTTACAGATAATACTTGAGTTTCTGTTCCAATAGGTAAAAATACTGTATTGTTGGCTGTGCTTTGATAAACTATACTTCCTGTTGCGCCTCCTACGATATCGTCTGCAAGTAAAGAACGCCCTACGTATAGTTCAGTTTGATTAACAAATACAGGGCCCCCTGCATTGGTTCCTGTGCTTAACAATACCTGTCCAACAAGACCCGGTCCAAAAAATCCTGTAATTCCTGGGCTTATTTGATAAGGAACTTGATTGATTGTTCCATCTTCTATGTTTGTAGCAGTGGTAACAGAAACATCCTCTCTATTAATCCATTGAGGAATACCAGATGATGAAACTGTAAGTATTTGTTTTTCTGCTCCTATTGGTAAAAATGTAGTATCATTAACTGAAGTTTGATAGACAATAGAACCAGATGCTCCACCTAATAAATCGTTTGCAAATGATGCAGTTGATACTGTAATAGAAGAACGATTAACCCAAATTGGAGCATTAGAATTGTTGACACTTAGTAATTGATCTTCGGTACCAATTGGTAAGAAAACAGTTGTACCTGGGCCGCTTTGATATGGAAGACTTCCTGCTGCTCCGTCTTTTAGGTTTGTTGCAGTATTTGCAAACGCTATTGTTAAGTTATCAGGTGGAACCCATACAGGAGCGTCTGCACCAGCAGTTAGTACAGATCCTGTGCTTCCTAAACTTAAAAACACAGTTTGGTTTGAAGTGCTTTGATATGGCAAACTTCCTGTTGCACCACCTAAAATATCATCTACAAGTAAAGAACGACCTACATATAGTTCAGTTTGGTCAACAAATACGGGACCACCTGTGTTCGTTCCTGTGCTTAATAATACTTGCCCGACTTCACCGGGGCCAAAAAATGCTGTAGTTCCCGGACCTGTTTGATACGGTACTTGATTTACAGTACCGTCTTTTATATTTGTTGCAGTTGTAATATTACCAGAAATATTATCTGCGTATAAAATTCCGCCGACAACTAAATCGCTGCCAATTCCTGCTCCTCCGGCAACTACTAATGCTCCTGTTGTTGTTGAAACAGAATTTGATGTATTATTTGTTTTGATAATATCATCTGTTACAATTAACGTAGTAGTGACCGTGGTTAATTCGATTGTTAATTTTTGTGAAACAATTTCACCTGCTACATGCAGATCTCCACCAATACCAACTCCACCTTGTACTCTTAAAGCACCGGTTTGTGGAGATGAAGATATTGTATTATTTGTAACAGTTAATGCAGCAACAATTAATGTTTTTTCGTTAGTGTTATAAGATAGGCCTAAACTGGCTCCTAATTCTTGATAATCTGCAGAACCAAGAGACATTGTAATATATCTTAATGGTGTTATTTCTAATGTACCTAAATTATCTACATAAATTGTTTCTGCTTTTGTTGATCTTTCAACTAGGACGGTCGAAGTGCTTACCCATGATGCGGTGCTGTCGTCTATTACCTGTAAAATGTTTCCTATTTGCCCTAACGGTATAAATGCTGTTTGACTGGAAGCACTTTGAATTAGAATAGATCCAGTAGTTCCACCTTGTACGTCAGTTACTTCTGTTGGTCCGCTTGGGCCGGTAACACCTTGAGGTCCTTGTACACCTTGTGGTCCTTGTACACCTTGTGGTCCTTGTACACCTTGTGGACCCTGAACACCTTGCGGACCCTGAACACCTTGTGGACCTTGTACACCCTGTGGTCCTTGTACACCCTGCGGACCCTGAACACCTTGTGGTCCTTGTACACCCTGCGGACCCTGAACACCTTGTGGTCCTTGTACACCCTGCGGTCCTTGTACACCCTGCGGACCTTGAGGTCCAACAGGTCCGGTAATACCTTGAGGTCCTTGAGGTCCAACAGGTCCGGCAGTATTTAATAGTGTTCTTGCTCTTTCTGGAGTAAGAGTCTGCTCAACACCGTCGTGCCCTACTATAAAAACAGTTTGACTGTCTGTTGGATTCGTTAAATCAATTGATAAAACTTCTGATAGCGATGCTCTAATTGACATTTTTTAGGACCTATTATAATTATTTTTATATTTATCAGTAAAATGCATTCCAATTTGTTCCATCATAAAATACAGGGTATGGTCTGCCTGTCGCTTTAGAAGAAGGATCCCAATTAATTCCGTCTGCAACTGCAATAATTCCAGTTTTTGTAATTGATGGAGCAGATGAAGAAATACTTAATGATAATATTTGACCCAGATGAACATTCCCACCAATTCCGACTCCTCCTGCAATTTGTAATGCTCCGGTATCTGTTGAAGTTGAATCAATTGTTGAAGCAATCACTGATTGCCCTGCACTAAAACTTTTAACAGAAAAATTACTAATGGTTCTTTCTATAAAATTTGTAGCCAATACGAATCTATTTGTTGGGTCGACTACAATTGAATTTGCACCATTGCCACAAGAAATGCCTGTAGAAATAGCAGATAATTCTCCAGTTAATTGGTTGATACTGTATTGACCTACAGTGTCTGAAATATAGTTTGTAATGTAAACAAATTTACCAAATGGATCGACTGTAATTCCTAATGGTTCTACACCTGTTGCAATAGGAGAGGCAATAATTGTTAAAGATCCTGATGTTTGGTTAATTGAATATTGACTTATTGTATTGGAATTATTATTTGTTACATAAACAAATCTTCCTGTTGGATCTACAGCAATTCCGGTTGGTTCATTATCTGATGCTATTGGAGAAGTGATTGCACTTAATACACCTGTTGTTTGATTGATAGCAAATTGTCCAATATTATTTCCGCTGCTGTTTGTTACATAAACAAATCTTTCTGATGGATCTACAGTAATCCCAAATGGTGTTAGTCCTCCGGAACTAAAACTTCCTAATGAAGTTAACACTCCAGTAGAAAGGTTAACCGAGTATTGATTAATAGTTCCACCTCCGTTGGTAACATATACGAATTCACCAGAAGGTGTTATTGCAATTCCGTTAGGATCGTTTCCTGTAGGAATGGCAGATGTAATAGTCGATAATTCACCAGTATTTTGGTCAATAAAGAATTGACTTACTGAATCTCCTGAAAAATTTACTGCATATAAATATTTTCCATTTGGATGAATAGAAAGACTTCTTGTTCCTGCACCAGAAAATGTTGGGCTTGAAATTTCACTAATTAATCCGTTATTTTGATTAATCGAATATTTGCTAATATTATTGCCGCTACTGTTAGTTACATATAAAAATTTACCAGTATAATGAAATACAATACTCCAAGGACCTAATCCAGTTGAAATTTTATAAGTTGTTAATGAAAGTTCTCCAGATCCTTGATATGCTGCACTAGTTGGAGCAATTATTGGAGATTGACTTCTAAAGAATTTATTAGTGTAAATTTCTTTGTTTGAATTAATTGAACCGCCTACAAACAAATTTTTGCCGATTCCTACTCCACCTGCAATCTGTACTGATCCAGATTCAATAGAAATTGATTGTGTTGTATTAGTTACAGTTAGAATGTTAGCAACAGGATCTAATGAATTATCGATGTTTCCGTTAATAATAGTAATTAAATCATTTATTCCCAATTTTCTAGTTTTATTAGGTAATTGTGAAACATCGACAACGGGAATTACTAATAGACTGGTTAAGGTAGTTAAAGTTTGTAAATTTGTAATTCTTGCCATTGCTTATTCTCTTAATAATGGTTGATCATTTTCATCATCTAATCTTATCCAACCTTCGGGGCCTAGTAGATATTGATCAGTATCTACCAAATCGCCCAAGGATTGTCTGTCAAATATTAGATATTTATCCGCTTGGTAATCTAAACTTTTTGTCACATAAATTCGATCAATTTCGAAATCTATTACATTAAATTTAAAATTGCTTTTATTAATATTGTTTACAATTATCTGACTTTTTCCAGGTAAAGTATAACAAATTGGAACGGCAGCAAAGTAAGTTTTTAATCTAAAATCATTTTCCTGATTTGTTAGCATAAATCTAGGTTGCAACTTTTCGTTGACTGTAATTTGACTATAATTTTGCAATGTTATTTCTTGCAGTTGCAATTTCATGTTATCTATACTGCCAGGATAATAAATTTCATCATTAAAATCAGTATAGAAAATTCTTGAGGCTCCTGCTAACTCATCGATAACATTGGCATAAATTACATCGTATATATGCGTTCCTTGTGAATTTTTTGCAATTGCAGTTTTAATAGACCCTAATCTAATTCTTTTTTTGTAGAAATTTTCGTAAAGAGGATAAAGATATTCGACTAAATTTAACTGTTCTATGCCAAAATCTAAAATTAATTTAATTTTACTTTGAATTCCAAAGTTTTTATCATAGGATCGATATATTAAATTTGGGTCAAAAATTTTATTATTTTTTATAAATTGAGAATATTCTTTTCGTTTTTGAACTGACAACAAAGGTTTAACATAAATTGATGTAAATTTTTTACTGCTGTTTTGAATAACTTGAAGTTGAAATTCTTTACTGATTAATTCAACATTAGTTGCATCAAATGCTTCGATAGAAAATGTAAACGTGCCAGTAGAATCGTAAATTGCCTGCCCTTCAATAGTCCCATCGTGTCTAAGTTGAAGTCCGTTTGGTAAATTTCCAGAAGTTAATTTATATGTAATTTCAGATTGAGATAATGATTGCGTTGCTGAAACAGAAAGTTCACTGATACTTCCGGTTTCGATAGATCCTAATGATGATGTTGTAACCCAATTTAACATTAAAATACCTCTGTACTATAGAGATATTTACCGAAAAATTGTTTATTTAGTGAATGGTTCTGTTTTCTATTTCGTATATATTTTTAATTCCAAATATTTTTAATATTTTTTTAATTTCTGCTGGAGGATCTGAAAACAAATTCTCCGGGAACATAATACTTTTTAGTTCTCCGTCTGGACCAACTATAAATCCATAATCGCCTTCTTCCCATTCTTCTGAGTCGTCAGTTTCTTCAAAATTCTCGATATTTTCTCGGGACATAATTTTCTCCTGGTTTTGAAATTAATTAGAATTTAAAATTTATGTCCTCCTTTCGTTATTCAAAATTAATTCTAAAGTATTTATAGACATTAAATACAATACTTTTATAAAGGAACTATTATGGAATTTTTACTTTTTGTAGCCTTAGGGGGAATTGCTCTTTGGTTAATTTATCGAGCATTAAATAAAGAAAGTGGTAATGGAAAGCATCCGTTAGATTATGTTAATCGATCGGATGAGGGAGTTTCTACAGCGAGCAATAAAACTGTAGAAGTAGTTGATTCGCCGGCAGTGCAGCCTGCTCCAGTGGCTCAGCAAGAAACAACACCTAACACAGATGTTCAAAAAACAAATGTATTAGATGTTAATAAGGATGGTAAAGTCGATCTTAAAGATGCTGCAGAAGTAGTTAAGAAAACTAGATCTCGAGTTAAAAAAGCAGCCGATGTCGATGGCGACGGAAAAGTAACTGTTAAAGATGTAAAATCTGTTGCAAGAAAAAGTAAAAAGACTGCCGAAACAGTCTCAGTTACAAAGCGTAGATCAAAGAAGTCCTAATTGTTTTCCCATACTAGCCAGATTAACACTGGCTAGATTTTTTCCCTTTGATTCGCACATAATGTCGGCCCATTGACTGTGAGTCAAAGCCCACTCATTGACTGAATCATTCCAATAAAAATCACTGTGCGCTCTTAGTTTAGACTTCTTATAACCAGATTCTAAGAGGGTCGGAAGAGAGGGGCGTTGTAATCCGGGATGGCCTGTAAGTACATCTTCCCTAGAAACGGAATAGTGTATAACAGGGCGCACACCACGCCAACTGTCAATAATCCTTTTAATACGATCGTCAGTAGTTTCAATATATTCTCCTGTGTGTATCCAATGATGGTGTATGTCTAGCACCAAAGCGAGATCGTTGACGAGTTCGAGACTTGAGTCGATTCCCCAAGATATTTCGTCATTTTCGATGGTAATGGTGTTTTTTGCTTCTGGACTGAGTCTCTTAAGTGCTGCTCGGATACCGGCTGGACCGACTCGACCCGCGATGTGTACGTTGATTTTAAAATCTTGAAATACGTTACCGTATCCCATCCAGCGGGCCATATCCACATGATATTCAAACTCCTCTATTGATCTATTTACAATATCTGGGTTATCAGATGCCAAAACGCAAAATTGACCGGGATGAAAACTAAGGCGAACATTATTCGCACGGGCCGAATCTCCAATTCGTTTAAAATGTCTTTCTGCGTAATCTCTGACATCGGTTGATCTGTAAAACCAAGACCAGCTTGGCTCAGTATACACAGGAAGGATGTCGCTAGATAGTCGTACCATTCGCAAAATTTCATTTAAATTGCCCACTCGTTCAACTAGCAAACGGGCAGATTCAATATTACCCTTCATAAGGTCCCATAGTTTTTCTACGGCCTTATCTTTGCTTTGTCTATTTAACCAAGCAACGGTGGTACTGCCTGTATTGTACTTTTTACAAGCATCTTTGGGTTTAATACCGTTGACTTGATCAGGATTGTCAATCCACTTGCAGGCAAAGCCAATGCGTTTAGTCATTTTTCGACTTTCTTAAGAGTCCAACTTCCGTCTTTATTATCTTCCCATTCGAGGGTGTCGCCCTCGAACCATCCTTGCATAGCAAGTAATTCTGCGGGAAGAGGAAGAATTAATTCTCCAGTTTTAGGATCTTCTTCTACAGTAAGGGTCCAACTACGATTTTCCATTTTAGTTCCTTGTAAGTGCAGACCAAATTAAAAATTCTTTAAATGCTCGGTATACCGATTCTGCTTCTTGATCATCCGCAGGCACCTTAATTCCTCTAACATAAAACCCATCGGGTGTAATTTTTAACATTTCACTATGTTGAGTATGAAAGGTTATACTTGATTGTTCAATTTCTTTTTTTTCAAAAGTGAACATACGTTCGGGAACGTGAATCTTGATAGTTGTTGGGTCAATCGAATGCTGTGAAAGATCTAGCATAATTTTTGCACCTATTAAGCAATAATGTCTACAGTTATATTTTATAACAACTTTTGAAAATAGTCAATAACTTATCTTATCGGTTATTTTGGTTGTACAATTCCATATTGTTTGTAAAGCCAGTTAATAAAACTTTCGATATCTTTATTGGGATATGGATATGCTTTATATGCAATGATTATTCTTTCTAGCCAATCTTTGTCCATCATGTTCATTTTTAATCCTTTTAGGTATAATCGGGGTGTTTAATTGTGTTTGATAATGAATTTAATATTTGTTTGTGTTCATTAGATGGAGTACCTATCACTGATATTAACGCTTTATTATCTTCCGGTAACCAATCGCTGCCATGCTGGCAACACCAATTGTTCAGTACCCACCATTTTCCTATTTCTGGAGAGTAATAATTTTTAGAATAAGGTGTATCAATTTCTTTTCTTGCACTAATTCCAAAATTTTCTTTTAATAATGGTTGAACATAAAAACCCTTACTGTTTTTAGGTTTTCTCAAAAGCATTCTATAATTACAAGGTTCGATACTTTTATCTAAGTAAGTCCTACTACTTCCATCTATATGAGGAACACATTCTTTTACAGTTTCTAATATAAGAATTTTGTTAATGAAATTTAGTGGTAATTGATTAAAACTTTCTACTAAAGTTGGAAAATTTTCTACAAAATCTAAATTCCAAGGAGATCCGCTGATTGAATTTTTTATTTGTATTGATTTTTCCATCGGATCGGAATCTCTTATTTTTGTATGCACCCAGGGAGTATTCAAACCAATACTCCCTGGATTTTCTAAAATTGTTTTTTTAGAATCGTGCCAATCTAATAATTGATCAATTATTGAATTATCCAATGCCGGTATACTAGTTGTACCGACCATGATAATTTGAGTTGACAGCATTTTTAAAATTCTTCAAATAAATCTTCGTTCCATTCACGATGGCCTTCTCTAAAAGCCATGTTGCTTTGTGTTTCACGAACTTCGACTCTATAACACCATAGACGTTTTGATTCCCCATCTCCCCATAGTTGAGGAATATATACTCCATTAACATACTTGTATAACATATCTGCTAGACCTTCACAACCTAATCTTGGAAGGATAGTAAGTTTAGCCATTTTCTTTTCTTGGAGTAGTTTGAATGTTTCAAGTTGGGGATCGTCTTGAGCAACTAGTAACGTGTGATCGAATTGATCTTCTAAAACTTTTTTGAGTTCTTTAAGACCGCCATAGTCCGCAGCCCAGTTTCGAACATCGAGGTCATTAGTTCCAAAGTAGAACTTCATGCTAAAACTGTAGCCGTGAATTAGATTACAATGACTATCGGCTCGCCATTGTCTGTATGCACAGGGAAAAGAATCGTGGTATTCTTTAGTGCTGGTCCATTTATAGGTAATAGGTTGATTTGCCATCTCTAGTCTCCTTTATGTTAGGTAGCAAGTTTGATGACGGGCGGAATATTTAAAGAGGGTCGAGCGTCAAGTCCTCTATGTATTATGTTATAAGTTATTATTTAACTTGTCAATAGGTTAGGATATTTTTTTAACATCTTCTTTGATAACTTTAAGTTCTTGAATTATTTCATTCAAAATTTCTACTTCGGTGTTCCTGTGGTTTAATAAATCTTTTATTAATTTAATAGTTAAATACCACCAGAAACATGATAAAATTAAACCAGAAAAAATGATTATGTATATAAAAGTGTTATCTGTTAAAAAATTCCATCCTAATAGAACTATGAAAATAGAAATAACTACGAACCCACTAAGTCTGAGCCATAAAATTTGATTTTCATTAATTTTTTTAATTTTGCTTCTATATTGTTGTAATTTGTTTGCCATAAAAAAGTTCCTTGAGTAAGATATTTACTCAAAGAACCTTTAAAAATAACATAGAAGTTAATTATCTATGTTGAACTATATGATCACACAAGCCATACTTTAACGATTCTTCTGCGCTCATAAAGGTATCTCGGTCCATATCTCTTTCAAAATCATTATAAGTTTTTCCAGCAGAATTATGCTTTACATACAGCATAGTTAATCTAGTTTTCCAAAACATGATTTCTTTGTAACTAATTTCAATGTCCGACGCCATGCCTCTTGCACCTCCGCTGGGTTGATGAATCATATGTCTGGAATTAGGCAACATATATCTTTTTCCCGGAGTGCCTGCCTGCGCTAAAAAACTTCCCATGCTACAAGCCTGCCCCATAACATAAGTAGAAACATCGGGTTTAACAAATTGCATTACGTCGTAAATGGCCATTCCTGCTGTGATTACTCCACCTGGACTGTTAATATAAAAATTAATATCCTTTTCGCTGTCCTGGCTTTCTAAGTGCAATATCTGTGCTACTACAAGATTTGCACTGACATCGTCTACTGGACCATTTAGGAAAACGATTCTTTCATTGAGTAATCTACTGTAGATATCAAATGCTCTTTCACCTTGTCCTGTTTTTTCAATTACCATTGGTACTAACATATATTTCCTTTAAGTTATAACTGATTGCGTAGTTTGCCTATCGCTGTAAATTTTATGTCCTTTTTCTCGAATAAGATCTGCGGTAAACTGCGGGTGTTCTTCCCACTGCCGACGCCAAAATTCTTCGTCGAGGCTAGGATCGCAATCAATAGCATAAATCTCATAACGCCGCTGTGTGTTAACTCTTGCACGAAGAATTAAATTATGAACAATTGAATCTAAAGGATTTCTTGTTCTGGATTGTTCTTTAAGTAATCTGATTAGATTTTCTTTATCCCAGTGTTCGTATTTAGAAATGGGAATAATAGACTCGATGCCATTACAGTCCCAACTGAAAATAAATGCGTTTTTTGTCATTATTGATCAGATGTTTTAATTGTTTCGAGCAGGCTCTGTTTTTCTTTTTTATACTTTTGATAATTTTCTTTAGTCTGTTCCCAAACAAACCATTTTAATGCATAAGAAAATACTACCAGCAGTGGTATTGCTGATAGAAGTGTCCGCATAATACCTTCAAATTGAGTGCTTAAAACAACAAAAAACATAGAAAAAATAAACATCTTTTGCCATGTTTCCCACTTTCGCCATTGCCAACGAATAAAACCAAAAAAGTTTTTCATCCGTAATCCTTATTAAGATCAACTTTGGTCAGCCCTGCTACAACTTGAAAGTGATCCCATGCTTTTTTAGCAGCAGGATTCTTTTCTAGTTCACGGCTAGGTAACACCGTTTCCAACCAAATTTCCGGCCTACGAGGCACTCCGGCACCAAAATATCTAGGCTGATGAAGTTTGCCGTCGTTGTATAACATACAGGCCAGTGCCCTTAGTTCCCCTTCTTTGTCATCTGGGATCTCATTCCATTCTGGATGACTCCACATTCCGCCGTGATGATATCCCGACCAGATACCTTCCCATTCTTGGTCGTCGTTAGGGTTAAATCGAGTTCTGGCAATAATTATTAGCACATCTTCATAGTCTACTTCTCCTAGGAAGATATCTTTAATACATCTGCTAAAACTAAGTCCGATCTTCATTTTTTACTCCGAAATGTTTTTCTATCGCTTGAATAGAGTGAACACAATTATATTCGAATCCATCAATAAAATCAACCTTTAGACGATAGGTGGAAAGAATATCTGTAACTTCAAGTAGTATTAGTTTAGCATATCGTTCAGTATCAAAATACCAAATTGGTTCACCATCAACAATTCGCTCTTCCCAACATTGATCTTCTAGTCTACGTAAATGCTTGTTCATGGTTCGATCTCAAATGTTTGTTTAATATTTTTAACACAAGCACCGATTGCGCTATTATATGCGCTAGCATGAGTTCCTACCATACCTACTGCGTTCAAGGAACACGCACCTACACATTTTTCAATAAGCATTTTAGCAAATGTATCAAAGACCTCTTCGCCTACAACATACAACCCATCACTGCGCTGGTTCATCTTTGTCATACCGGCACTGATGGCGAGTTCTTTAATTCGTTCGTTCATTTTAATTTACTCCTGAACTTTATGACCTTTCCAACTATAAATGCGATTGCCAGACAAGGCGGCACAAATATCCACTGATACCAACGACCAGGTTTGTTTTTGTTTGGTAGATTATAGAAGAACCACCAAACACTAACAACTGTCCATAAGATAAGAAATAAAATAAAATACAAAATCATTCTTTAACTCTGTAAAAATGTTCTGCAATCTTTTCATCGGCTGTGAGCAAAGGACCACATAGTTCTAAAGGAGTATTACGATACACCTCAGTTACAACCGTCCTACATTCCTCTACAATCAACTCGGCGAACTTTTCTAACACTTCTGGATCACAGTTTTGATTGTTATAGCCTATCCGAGCCTTCCACCAAAGTCCGTTAATTCGTTCGTTCATTCTTCGTGTCCTAATGTTGCAGGAGCGTGATCCAATACTGAGTTGAGATGGAAATACGCATCTTCATCAGTTATTGTAACAGATAGGTCACTATGTTGTAAATCATAATCTACAAAATTATGTTCGTCATCGTAGACACGGAACATATATCCGTTAAGTGTTCTTATCAAAACACCATTTACACCGTTGGCTGACTTTGGTTTCATTCTTTAACTCCGAAATGTTCTTTAATCTTGTCACGACTAAACTTAATTGCGCCGTTCCACGCCTTGAATGTGCTTGCCGAAGGTCCCCATACGTCTTTGTTATTATCGGTCCCTATGCCGCCAGCAAAACATTTTTCCATGCTATCAACACATTCCCGCACAATCAACTCAGCAAACTTCTTGGCGCTGCGTTCACCATCCCAGTACACCGTCGAAGGATTCCCGCCACGCATAGGATCATCTGCTGAGTATTCCCTGATCATATGTGCTTGTTCGTATAGTTCCTTGAGACGTTCATTCATTTTATGAATCCCGACAATTACAATCACCAGTACCGAAACAAGGTTCTCCACAATGTGGGCAACCTATAGGACGATGTGGATCTAACTCATTTAGCACTTTATAGTACTCTGCTGTTCCAACTGGACCTCCACAGTACATAGCGATTGCGCAATGTGAATATCCTTTATCCAACAGTTTCTTAATTTGTTCGTTCATTCTTCTGTCTTCAACTTCTTCTTCAATTGCTTGATCTCAGCCTTGAGGTTGCGGTTCTCATAGTCTGCCCAACCAGCACGATCTTGCATCTCTTTCATCTGCTTGGCGAAGTCACGATCACTGGGCGTAACATCTTCTTCTGGAATAATGAAGAACTTGCCCTGATCCCAGTCAAATCCAGGATAAACGGTTTTTACTTTGACGAATGGCGTACCACCAACGGTAGAGTATGGCAGTTTAATTTGGATCACTACTTCTGCATCTTCGTGGTATGGATTAAGATCGTAGCGTTCAACTAGTCGTTTAAGTTCACTTAATTTCATTTTGAGTTTTTCTTGCCTGATATTCGGCTTCGTGCTCGTCACAGAGAGTTCGTATCCAACCCCCTTCACGGCTCTTTCCGGGCTTACCACATTCTTCGCAGGAATTACCTGCCCAAGCCTCTGCCATACGGACCATACCGCCAATTACATCGTCCCCGCCGTCGTAATAAAATCTCAGTCCACCAAATTTTTCTTTAATTTGAGCAACTACGACTTGTTCACAACCTTCACCACGGCCGTACTTTTCCTTTTGTTGTTGTTTCCAATCAATGTGATGTTGAATATGTCGGCACAGAGTTTCGATAATTGGCCACCAGCCTGAACCAATTGCAATCCCACCGTAGGGATTTGCAAACATTTTAGGATAGGTCTCCATCATCTTTTTTTCGAAGATATCATATTCATTTTCGTTATACATCTTGTTTATCCTGTTCGTGTTGTTTGACCATTCGATACAACGGTTCCATTTTTTCTTGAAACACAGATGGTGCCTTTTCGGCTGCTTGTTGTAAGTCCCACTCACTGGGAAAATGACGAAGGATACTATTTGCTTCTCTTCGTAAATATTTTGGTACACGAGGGTAGACTGATGGTTTGTAAGCAACACTCTCTAAAAACCTTTTAGCCCACATTACAGCACGATATCTTTCGTCGGGTAAAGTCATTTCAGCAATCTTCCGATTTGATCAATTGAGATTCTTTCCATTCCTTGGCACGAGCCAAGGCTCCTTCTGGATCCTTTTCATAGTGGTCAATTGCAGCCTTAAGTGCTTCTTCAACAAACTTATTAAAGGTCATATCTTTTTCATGAGCCATTTTCATGTACTTCAGTAGTTCTTCATCTGTAAAATCTAAAGGAATACTAACGCGAGTATCATAGTCTTCACCTGATTTGATAGCAAGCGCCTTGTCCATCCAATCATCATCGACATCAAGATCAATGTACTTTACATCGTCCCAGGCAACATGATCCATTTCATTGGCATTTTTATTGTATGCATCAACAAAATTTGGATTGATTCGACGATATGCCCGATTATGTTTGTAATCGCATGCCTCTACCATATAGACCACTTGAGTATCAGTGTCAAATATAATATTGAAAGTATAACCGTCGTGGTCACCATTCCATGCACTGAGGCAATAGCATCTGGCGTCGTTGCCAAATACTTCACTGTAATATTGATCACCTTCGGTAATACGGTAATCAACAACTTCCATCCACTGTTTAAGATTAATCATTTTTGTTCCTTTGTAAGTTCGACAATGAGATTGAGATGATCCATAGCCTTTTTAACGGCTTCATTAGATTGTAGCATCTTTGCTTCCTCTTGTAAAGCCTTTATGCCTGCTTGAGCAACGTCATAGGCACTGTCAATTTTTAGAGAATACATTTCATCACCAAATGCTTTTTTTAGATTATCCCATGCCTGCCTTTGTTCGAGGGTAAGGGGCGTTTTCTTAGGTTTCATTTCACTGGCTTTGACAATAGATCTGCACATAGCATCATGTGCTACCCGACTAGCAGCAATAAGACTAGCATAGTCTGGATTGATATTGAATACTCGGCTAGATCCTCCGGGGTAGCACATAACAAGATGATTTCCCTTGGGAAAACTATCTAAATAGTCGCTGTCATACTCGGCTACGGGTACATACCTTCGTCCCTTTTTTTCATAGTAAATCTTCTTGGTCATTTTTTACTCCATTACTGTGTCTGTCATTGGGTGCATCGATGTCTTGAAAAAGACGTTTTTCTTGCTGAGTAAGTTTATCCTTATGAATCTTTCGAGGGTTTCCACACAAGAAACAACCCGGGTTACCACAATCCATAGCATGTTTTTTATGCAGTTTATGTGGGTCCTTAACTGGTGCACCATGTTCTTTGGCAATTTTAGCCTGGCGTTTTACAGCAACTTCATCACGATGCCTGCGTTTGGAATTTTTAAGTTTTTCATCCTCTCGGTTCATTTTAACTCCGATTATAGATATACACGTTCAAAAAACACCCCATGCTCTGGACACTGTCTTTCAATTTGAAGGTGCAAAACCAAGTGTGTATCTTTAAGTACATAGTGTACAATGATACGTTCGTAGGGAGAACGCTTGCCATACTTTTCTGCTACAGCAGATGCCAGCATTAATTGTTGGCTTCGGGTGGGTTGATAACTAGTATTCATAAATGTTAGATAAACTGTGACCCAAATTTCTGTACAAAAGCCCTAAGTTCTTGTGCTTCTTTAGGATTAGCCTCTATCCAGGACTTTGCTCCTGTGGGATCAAACTGATAAGTCGTCCAAAATTTAGCAAACTTACTAGCCATAGGATGGTCTAATTGCATCAATGCTTCGGGTGCAGGAAGTACTTTTTCTGTAGATTTATTCATGATTTGATCAGGGAGTTTTGTTAAATTGCACAAGTTTCATTTTATACCTTAGTGGCTATTTGAAAACCTTAAGGATAACAATGTCTTCATTGACACGGCCATTCAGTGCAGTTTCAGTAGTTTTGACACTCTTGCTAAACCAAGTTTCAAACCGTTTTTGCGTATTTTGTTCCTTGAACTCTTTGATCTGTTCCGGGGGCTTGCGCAAAGTCTTTTGAATACTTTTAGTGGTAAAGTCCGTGATAGTTGTTCCTTTTACACCAAATCCGTTACTGCTATTAGCAATGTAGTAGCCTAGTTTTCTAGTTTTTACATTGTAAACAACAACACCTTGTGCCCTAACAATTTGAGCAGGAGGGGTGCTTACAATACCCAACTTGTCGTCCTTAATACAAAATTTGAGTTTCTTGACCAAATCTTCAACTGGCTTAACTTTCTTAGCACGAGGCTTCTTTAGCACTTTTTGCTCTGCGGCGATCTGATCGCAAGCAGACATAATGCTTTCGTAAAATTCAATCAACTTACGAACGTGTTTTCTGGGGTGATGCTTATAAGCCTCTCGAAGTTGGTCATCGGCATTACCACTGGCCAGTTCTTGAAGTTCGTCATGACCGAATTGGAAAAAACTTTTGATGTATCGTGCATGAGCAGCCTTGGCTCCTTTGCCTCTCAAAAGATTAATAATTTTGAAAGATTTAGGGTCAAAGTTTTCTGGATCAAGAATAAAACTGTCAATAGCAACGTCAAGTTCTTCACACATGGTGCCGGCGGCTTCTCGAAGACGGTCTTGAATAGTTACAACAGGAGTCGCTACTTTTTCAACCTTGACTGTCTCTTCAGGATCAATATCGTTTTTGCCATCAGTTAACACACGAGAAATTTCTGCACCAAGCCAGGTAGCAGTATCTCTGCCGTTGTTAAATCCGGGATGAACATTGGGCATGCCTTTGTTGAGGCAGGCAGCAACTGCACCTATGGTAATTTGGCAACGCCAATCTTTAGTTTTCTTGAACTGTTCGATAACAGTCTTGGAATATCCATTTCTAGCCATCCAATTAATAACTTGAGGCTTGAGATCCTTACCATTATGGTTAAGGTTATAATATCCCATTGCACTTCTAAAGTATGCAGTAAATTTTTCTCCAGACCAATTTTCTGCATCGTCCCACTTTGGGCTATGATCTCGTTTGCTAGATTGAAGGGCCTGATGGGCTTTGATTCGTTTGGCAGTAGAAGTAGCCATAATTGCTCCTGAACATTGACTGTTTCAATAGTATAGCATCAAACTAAAATTTTGTCAACAGACTATTTACTAGTCGTGCAAAACTTTTGATCCAACAGTTCTTCGAACAATATCATCGTGGTTGAATTCGGCCCAGTATAGTTCAAATGCAACACCATCTTCTAGGCCTTCGAATTGATGTATCTTTCCTGGTTTGACTTGAGTAAATTCTCCCGGATTTAAAATGGTTTCGTCGATTAAACCATTTTGGTCATCTTGCCAGACTCGAACTAACAATTTTCCAGATTCAACGAAAAAGCCATTCCATTTATATTTGTGTAGGTGTTCCGAACATTTGAATCCAGATTTAAATTCAATCCTATGAAATTCTAGAACACCGTTGGCATGTATTAATTCAGTGCTGCCCCAAATTTTTCCTGATTTCATGATTGTTTATCTATAAATTCACTATATTTGAGCATGAACATAGTTCGTTTTGGTTCGTTGTAGAAATCTAAACAGATTTGAGTCATATACCCGTGCTGTTCTGTATACCAGCGATGTTCGCGGTCTAAAAATCCCAAAGTATCGCGCATTCGTTGTCGTATGAGTAGAACACTGGGTCTATAGTCTTTTTTAAGTTGTTCTCTCAGTTTTTCCCATTGAGCAGGTTTAAGAATAATTGGCTTACTCAAAGTGTTCCCAATCTCCGCCTTTGGCAGGTATCCAACCTAGTTTTTGAAAATCTTCTCGAATTTCTTTGGTTATCATACCTTCGGGCATGAAGCCAGTTCGAGCACGCCATTGTTCAGTAGTTTCTTTACCTTCTTCCTCGACGATTTGTCCGCCTATGCCACTGCAATACCAATCAATGTAGTCACCTTCTTGTCGCATGTCTGCAACAATGCCCCCGGCATGGCGCCACGAACAACTCCATTCTTTTTCCGTAAGAATAGGAATTACATCTAATTTGATAAAGCCGTTATTGCACAATGCTGCGTAGATGTTTTGAGCATAGTTTTCGTTGGCACGAGCCTTTGCCAAAATCCAATCAGTAGTAACAAGATCCCATTCCATGTTGTTTTCTCTGGCCTTAGGATCGTCCCACTTGCGGTCCTCTTGTTCAAGTATCTTTTGGAACATGTCCAAGTAATCCTCACTAGGAGTTTCGCCGTTTTCTTCACAGCGTTTTACATATCCTTCTTTTTGAAAGGTATGACGTTCTGGACTTTTAGATATCATTGCAAATTTCTTTTAGGTATTTCAACATCATCAAAATCAAAATCTTCTGGAATTTCTACCGGCTTAGAATTTTCTAGAAGTTCGCCGCTTTCTGCTAGGCGAGTAATTTCTTTGATCAACTCATCTAGTTCTTCTTGAGAACCGTCAAAGTTATCAAAACATCCGGGTGCAAATGTGATTTTAATTTTGTTGTCTGTGTCGTTCATAATTTAAGTCCAAAGTGAGTTGCGAATTTTGATAAGACGAATTAGCATTTCTTCATCTTCTTGTTCATAGGCTTCTTCAATTTCTCGACTCTTTTTTAGAGTCTGATCTCCAAATTCTCTTAGATCAGCAGGAGTTTTGTCGTCGCAAAACCAATCAAGATCTTTATTTCCATAAAGTTCTCTCTTGAGATCGCAGTACTTGGTCCAACCGCTGACATCGTATACATCTGGACGATTCGGATAAACTTCGGTCCACCACTTGTACAGTGCTAGAATTTCTAGGGCTTTTTCTGCTTGATAGGTAGGTTTTCCAATATTGGGACTACCAGGTTCACATTCATCTTCTTTCCAAACAAGTTCACTTTGCCACTTGAGATTGTCGAGACCTGCTTGTGGGCAGCGCCACAGACGCATGTTCCACCAGCCAAATCTCCACCACGGTGCATTGTATTTGGATCTAGATTCTTTATCCCAAACAAGGTGCCACCACGCTAGTTCGACTTCGACATAATCAACAAGTTCATTGAAAAGACAAGGCAAAAAGCGATTACCAACATCGCGCCACTGACCCGGTCTAATGTCTCTAGGGTGAGCGGTAAGACAATGAGTGCGGCTAATGAATCGATTGTTAATATAATATTTGATATCGTACAATCTGTCCACTGGCCACCAAATAAAATTTTGGATTTTATCCAATCCTTCTTCTGCAAGCCAATAACGGAAAGGATACTTTGTTTCTGCATCCTTCCGCCAATCACGCCATCCTTCAGCAGTCTTGGCTCCGTTTTTGGCTGTGCCTCGAAGCCAATCTGCGAAAGAACTGCAACTCCAGTAATGAGTTCTTTGTGCCATTATTCGTTTTTACTTCCAAATAGGTTCAACAAGTTTAAGAAAATGTTGATAAAGTTAATGTAAAGACTTAGGGCACCATTAACTTCCGCAGCAGGACTGGTATTTGACGACAGTTCTTCACGGATTCTTTGAGTATCCCAAGCAGTTAATCCAAGGAAAATTATAATGGCCAATGCGCTGATTACCGTTTGAGCCACAGAACTTCCTACGAATATGTTGATTATACTAGCAATAACGATTGCGATCAACCCCACAAACATCCATTTTCCTAGACTATCTAGGCTTTTTTTGGTAAAGTACCCATAGAAACTCATAGCACCAAATAAAACAGCAGCACCCATAAACGCACTAACAATACTACCTAAATTGTAAACTACAAAAATTGTAGCGAAACTGAGACCCATTAATGCTGCGAACCCGTGTAGCATTAGATGTGCTAGGGGAGCCGGAGGATTTGCATTTAATGCAATGCTAATTGCAAAGACTGCTACTAACGGTGCAAAAATTACAATCCATTTCATAAATCCTGTAAACAAGAATGACATCAATGCCGGGCTACTAGCAACCAGCATACTGATAATCATAGAAGTAAGGACAGCCAATCCCATATTAGCATAGACCTTACCCATAGCAGAATTTAATTCTCCTGCTGTTCGATAACTGGCCTGTGGCAGGCCATAACTTGCTCCAAACATATTTTTACTCCTTTGTAAGATAAGGTTTTAGGTCAGGTGCGGTCCACCCCGATGGCTTTAAGACCTTGCCATCATCTCTTTTTCTAACTTTACCAGTTTCTCGATCAATTTTGGCAAAATTTGTTCGCATAACTTCTTTCCATGCTCCTTCGCCGTTTGCACCCATACTATGAACAGCACCGATGGTAACAACTAAAATATCAATTAATGCATCTAGAATTTCTAACTTATCTTGATCCGAAATAGCCATGCTAAGTTCTCTACATTCTTCTTCGATAAGTTTAACATAGAGTTTAAATTGTTCTTCATTAAAGCCTGTAACTGTTTGATCGCAGGCGATCATAAACTTTTCTTGATCACGAAACGGATTCATATTTTTCCTTTATTTATTTTTTGAATTTTAGGTAAAATTCGCTGAGTTTCTTTTTTTCGAGTATTGCTATGATTGCAAACTCATAACCGAATGTTGATACACACACTTGGTGTTTCCATTCTGGTGTTTGATAAGCGTTCTTTATTACATATTGACCTGCTTCACTTTGTTCCCACTCCCATAAAGGTTGAGCAGCATGTAAAACAGGATCTTCATCAGTAACAATAAACCTATGTACTACTATTTTATGAAGTTCTTCAACTTCATTTTTATCATTTACTTTACATTGATAAAACATTTATGAACCCCACTTTAAATTAAACAAGGTTATAAACTTTTCAGCATCTTGTTTTCTAAGAAATATCCATTTATCATGAGATATTCTATTAACAAATTTCCAATTTTTTAGTTGTTCTGTTGTCCAATCGACACAAATATCTCTATTATTATATGATGCTGTATAATAGATATTTCCTTTAGATTTATACCAGTCTTCAGCAATATGAACAATCCATTTTTTAAAAGTAGATTTTTCTAATCTAGCTACGATCGTTGGACCTTCTTCTATCATTTTTGCAAAATAATGATAGTTAGGTTCTAACTGTTCTAAAGTCGAAATCCAAGCCGAGTTCAAGATTTTTTAGCCCTGTGATAATATCTTTTTTTAGGTTTGTTTTCTTTCATGTTCAGTGGTTGATGAACAACGGACAATTTAGATTTTTCTAATGCCGCATGAATTTCGGCTGCTGTAGGTTCTTCTATGTCATCGTCATCGTCAGATGCATTGTATCCTACTTTTTTAATAAATCGATCTACTATATCTTTAGTATTGATATTTCGAAATGCGCCGATAGGCCCGTGTTTATCTTGACTAATATTATGCCAAGTTCTAATTTCTAACAAGGGTTCGATCTCAGTAGGAATTGCTACTACATAATAAGGTTCGTCATCGTACCCCTGATAGTCCATGGTAAACTTTTTAATAATTTTACCTTCAACTAACCTATTATTTTTAGTTATACCATATATCCAGACCGAATCATCAATCTGGTAGTCTTTTTTAACTTCCATTTTAACTCACCAATTGTTTATCTTTTAATGAAGGATTTTTAGTTTCGAGCATGTCTTTGACAAATTTGATTGCTTTTCTATCTGTGTCATAGACATACTCTTGATCTTCATCTTCGGTTCGCAAAGTCACAATGACTCCATTTTTAACTTTGCGAATTTCTATAGATTCATACATAAAATTACCTTTTATTGTTTAGGTACGCTGAGATTATAGTTAAAGTGGAAAATTCCAATATGTGCAATCTCTTTACTTAATTCTTGATCACACCAAACTTCGAATCCTGCTTTTTGTGCTTGTTGACAAAAGAAAATGTCTTCTCCAATTTCTAAATTTAGAGAAGGAATAAATTCTTGTAGATAGTGTGGCTGAGGAATTTTTTCATAAACATGACGTTTAACTAAAACGCAGCCATGCGGTAATACATCAATTAATTCCATTGCCGGACTGTTATCAGTGGTTACGAATTCTCTAAAACTACCATTTGTTCCCATCATTCCTGTAAAGTTGGCGTTAGGGAAACGACGGCGTCGATAGTTTGCACCAACAATGTCTTTATTTCTTTTCAATAATCTAATAGGAGTATCGATTGGAAATTTCATGTCCGAATCGACCCACCAAATATAGTCAAAATTTGACTTTAAGAAAATGTCAACTAAGTTTCTTCGAGCAATTGTAATTACGCTTCCGATATTAAATGCGCAGTTGATTTTAACTCCGTGTGCTACTAAGTTAGCAGCCGCCATAGCCAAATGCTGAGCAAACTCTGCATTGACCATTTCCATAGCAGGCACAGCAATCATAACGCTGGGTTGCCTAGGAATTTGATCTGTGCTACCTGCTGGCGCAGTATTAGTTGTAGGTTTTTCTGTTGCCAGAGGAGTATTTTGTCTCGATGGAATATTAAGTTTTGTTTTTTTCATTTTTTTCCTTTTAATTGTGACCCTTCATTGATAGACAGATATCATAAAATTCTTTTTTGAGTGCGGGATCTTTTTCAAATGCACCTAACATGATTGCTGTGGTCATATCACTTTCATGTTCTCTCACACCTCGGTGTGTCATGCAATGATGCTCGGCTTTAACCACAACTGCAATATGCTCTGTCTTTGCATATTGTTTTAGTGCGTCGGCAATTTGCGTGGTCATTTCTTCTTGAATTTGAGGACGTTCACAGATGTGATGTACAAGTCGATTAAACTTACTTAGTCCTATAACTTCTTCTTGGGGGACAATTCCGACCCAACACTTACCTACAATATTTTGAAAGTGGTGAGCACAGGTACTGCGAATGCTAATAGGACCTGTGGTGTACAGACTTTTATATCCCATATTAGGAAATGCTGTAACTTTTGGAGTAGGTCTATATCGGCCGCTAAATGTTTCGTTGACAAACATTTTTGCAACTCGTCGTGCAGTATCTTGAGTATTATGATCATTGTCGGTATCAATAATTAATGATTTTAATACTTCTTGGAATCGATCTGCAACTTCATCGACTAGACGATCAATTTCGTTGTCTTTGATAAATTCTGAAATATTATCATTACAATGAAATCTTGCACCTGCATTTTTAATTCTTTCTCTAATTACTTGAGATAAGTTTTTTTCAGTAGCAAGTTTTTGAGCATCATCTGCTTTTACAAAGATCTGCGGATGAGTTATTGGTACATATTCTGGTTTTTCTTTACTGGCCATAATTTTATCTGGTTGAAATTGTGTAGTCATGTTGATCTCTTTCTTCAATAATATAGGATTATTTAGAATCTGTCAACCTTAACAACAAATTTTTCTTTACAGCCGCATCTAATACATTCATTTGAACATTTAAACTTTCTGCATATCTCAGTAAGGCAGCAGTATCCTTGGGGAAACAAGCGCCACCAAATCCGTATTCACCGTCTGGTCCGGGGACCTGTGTGTGACTATTGCCGACTCGCCCTGCGTCTAATGCAATCAGTTGTCTAACTTTATTCCAATCAACGTCGATAGATTTTGCAAGGTCGGCCATTTCATTCATGAATATAACTTTTGTTGCTAAAAAAGTGTTGATCGTATACTTTGTTAAACTGGCTTCTTTAATAGTACAGAAAAAAGTAGTTTCTAAATTTTTAAGACCTAGTCTAATGATCCTGTCTGCTTCGTGCATATAGGCTTTATTTTCTCCACCTATGATAGAATGTTTACTTGATAGATAGTCTTGTACAGCATTAGCAGCAGTTAAAAACTCTGGAGCATGAACAAGATTTGTAAAATTAGCCTGCAGACGTTCATAGACAGAAGGGGGTGCAGTTACTTTGGAAATGATTACCCCTCGAAAATCTTTTAGATTTTCTAAAACTGATTCTAATGGACTGGTATCACAACTTCCATCGGTGTTCATTGGACTTGGCACACAGATAAAGACACCATCGGTGTCATGTAAATCATTATATGTTCCAGTACACCCTTTTGACGGATCTGAATCAATTTCAATTATTTCGACGAAAGGATCGTCGTAGGATCGTCGTACTGCATTTCCTACAAATCCTAGACCTATTATTCCAATTTTTATTTTATTCATTAGTTAGTCCTATAAACATTAATTCTTTTTCAGTAACATTGGCAACAGGTTTGAGCCATCCATTTTTTAAACATTCGTCAATGATCAATAGATATTCGTACGGACATGAGTTAGATATTTCAAATCCTGCCCTTGGGGCTATAGTAAATCCATCACGAATTAAAAAATTTGGATTAGATTGTTTAATAGTTTTGATTTGGCTTTTACATACGTTAAATGACATGTTATTCGCTTACAAAAAGTACATGCTAATATAAATTAACGTGAAAATCAATGATTTATCCAATTATTTCTTCTGTAAGGTTTGCCAATGTTTGCCATTGGCAAGTATTTAATAATTTTCTTTTTTAACTTTTGAATTATAGGATGATCATAATTTTTTTCAAATGCTCTCACATACTTGTTCCAGGAGGGAGATATTTTTTTTCTTTCTAATTTGGTTTGATTCAAAAACTTTTTTATTTTTGAAACGTTGCCTTCAAAATGATCTTTTAATTCACAGGCAATATTAAAACTGTAAGCATCCATTTCATCTGGACAACCTAAATATTCTTGTTCTCTTCGAATATAGTCTATTGACGAATTGCTTCGATAATTTGCCAATATTTTAAATCTCCTGCTTCTGTATTGCTTCATATGTATGATTTCGTGTAACAGTGTGTCAGCAATCAATTTACAAATTGACTTGTATTTGTTTATTGAGATATAAAGGTTTGGATCTAAAAAGGAATATTCAAAAATAAGTTCTATACATTTTTTTCTGTCTTTGTCTAAATCACCGTGATACATGCCGCCTATATATACCCAGTTTACGTTTTCGTGAACATTTTTATATTTTCTACACTTAACTGGGGCTAATTTTTTGATATGATTAGTTATCATTTTATGAAACACATCAATTGATAATTCTTTTTTAATTATGTTTGGCATTATCATTAACATATGATCAACAATGTCTTTTCGATTTAAAACTGACCAATCAAAATAACTCATAATTTTCTCTAAAATATTTTTTGTAATCGCTAAAATTTGTCAGCAGTTTTAGTGCTCGGTAAATATGTGCAATTATATTTACAAATAAACTATGTACGATGTTGTTTTTATCAGTTTCAACGAGCCAAATGCAGAAAAAAATTGGCAAATTTTGAAGAAAAAGAACGGTAAAATTAAAAGAATACACGGTATAAAGGGTATTCAAAATGCTCATAAAATTGCGGCTAAACTAGTTGATACAGAGATGTTTTATGTAGTAGACGGTGATGCTATAATTTTAGAAAGTTTTAATTTTGATTATGAAATTCCAGAGTATGATACTGGAGCGAAAAAAACTGTTCATGTTTGGAGAAGTAAAAATCCGATAAATGATCTGGTCTATGGTTACGGTGGAGTTAAATTATTACCAAAACATTTGACTCAAAATTTGAACATTAAAAATCCAGATATTGCAACCAGTATAAGCGATTTTTACAAACCTGTCAATGTTATCAGTAACATTACCGAATTTAACACAGATCCATTTAACACTTGGAAAAGTGCATTTAGAGAGTGTGCTAAATTATCTAGCAAAATGATTGATCGCCAAAAATCTTTTGAAACTGAAGAACGCCTCGAAGTTTGGTGTACGCGGGGCATTGATAGACCATTTGGAAAATTTGCAATTGATGGAGCCAAGGAAGGAAAAAAATTTGGCCTTCAACACAAAAATGAAATGAATATGATTAACAATTTTGATTGGCTTAAAAATAAATTTAAGGAAACATATGGAGAGATCAATTAATCTGTCTAAGTATGATGTTATCTTTTTGAGTTACGATGAACCAAATGCAGATGAAAATTATCAACAATTGGTTACAATGATACCATATGCAAAAAGAGTGCATGGAATAAAGGGCAGTGATACTGCACACAAAGAAGCAGCAAGAAAATCAGAAACAGAAAGATTCGTTGTAATCGATGGTGACAATTTTTTAACAAAAGAAAACTTTGTTAAACAAAAATTAATTATCAAAGATGATTTGATAGATATCGAGAACTCTGTTTTTTCTTGGCCAAGTTTTAATACAATAAATGGATTATTATACGGTAATGGAGGAATTAAATGTTGGCCAACTGATCTTGCCTTGTCTATGCAGACTCATGAAAATGCTCCTGATGATAAACCTAGATCTAAAATAGATTTTTGTTGGGATATAAATTATATTCCTTTGGATTTATCATTTAGCGAAATAAGAAACAATTCATCAAAATTGCAGGCATGGAGAGCAGGATTTCGAGAAGGAGTAAAAATGAGCCTTGACAAGGGTCTTCGTCCCCAACATGTTTCAGATTTGTGGCATGGGAATGTTAAAAGATTATTAGTTTGGGCAACTGTTGGCAGTGACGTAGAATATGGTACTTGGGCAATATTAGGAGCAAGAATGGGATGTTGCAAAGTACTTTATTCAAATTGGAATTTTGAACAAGTTAGAAATTTTGATTATTTAAATTCTTATTGGGAAAATGAACTATCTGACTTATCTGAAGATGATGTCCAAGAAAAAATTGAAACATATAGCAATTTATTAAAAGGCATTTTAGAAATTCCAGAAATGTTTACGCCAAGACAAAGTAAATTTTTTAAACAATTCAATTTTAATACTCCGAGACAGTCTAATTTAATTTTTACAACATTTGAATAACGGAAAAAATATGAATACAGAAGAACTACTTGACCGATTAGAATTACTTTATCCTGATAACAATTTAATTGTTGACCTAAGAAAATCTATTTTGAGCGATGATAGATTTGCATTATTTAGATTAATAAAACATTTAAGCGATACACCTTTGGTAGAAGCATTAAGAAAAATTGATAGAATCGAAGAATTCGATAACGATGCATTTAGTCGTGGACAGATTAAAAGTAAAAAATGGATTATCAAAGAATTAGAAAAATTAAATGTTGAATTAGGAACTGTATTTCTTTGTGCAGGTTGGTATGCTACATTGGCTGCTATGTTATTTGAAAGTAACTGCAAGATTGAAAAAATAAGAAGTTTCGATATTGACGAAAATTGTTTAACGATTGCTAATACTGTTAATAAAAAATATATTTTAGAAGATTGGAAATTCAAAGCAACAACGTATGATATTCACAAGATGACATATCCGTTAGTGTATGATACGTTAAGAGCAGATCATTCTGTTGTTACATTGACTGATAATCCCGATACTATCATTAATACTAGTTGCGAACACATAAGAAATTTTAAAGATTGGTATGATAAAATTCCAGATGGAAAATTATTAGTGATGCAAAACAATAACTATCGTGATATTGAAGATCATGTAAATTGTGCAGAGTCTTTAGAAGATTTTGCTAAACAAACTCCTATGACACAAGTGTTGTATGAAGGTGAATTACAACTAATTGATTACACCCGTTACATGAGAATAGGGTACAAATAAATTAGTCGGTCCATTCTTTTATTAAACCCTTTGGTCTATATGATTCAGACGGGAGTTTAATATTTTTTGAAGTTCGATAAGTTTTAACTAATTTAAATAAGATATTGTTTTGTTTACAAATGGATCTAGCAGTTTCTATTTGATGTTCGTTGAATTCAAATACAATAAATTGCCAAATTATTTTTTTATTCAATTTACTACCCAACATCATAGCATCAAAAATTAATTGAGAATTTTGTCCCCTTCTGTACAAGTAACTAGTATCCGGTAGACCGTCTAATCCAAACATCCACAAAACATTATCACCAGTCAAATCAAAGGCCTTTTCATACCATTCAATATTTTTTTGATGTGCTGCTGTGTGTATCTTAAATTTTTTATTTGGAAACTCTAGAGAACAAATTTTTAAAATTTCAAAAAAATCTTTATGGTAAACTGGGTCAGATATTTGACCGCATAACGCTATTGTGTTATTAAAAAATTTGCATAATTTTCTAAAATTGTCTAAAGAAATATCAGATGACTGAGAAATTTTTTCCTTCATGTAATTTCTTTTTTCTACTTTTTTATCTACGAGATCTGTTCTCAAACATTGAGAACATTGCAAAGGACATTTATATGTTAGTTCTATATTTGAACTACCTTGTTCTTTTTGAATATTTAAAAATTCATCAGCATCAATCATTTTTACATTTTTCGTGACATTTTTTTGGAGCCAATTCTGGTTCTTCTTGCAGTATTCTTATAAAACTTTTCCATTGATTACTTTTAACAATATCTTCGACAGAATTGTTATTTTCTAATTTTAGTTCATTATCGTATAGACCTAGTTCTACTAAAGTTTTTTTTGACCATTCTGTGTCAAGCCAACAACACGGAAGAAGATACCCGTCGGAACAATAGGCAATTCCCATGACAACACCGTTGTTATCTTTATACATGCATCTTGGTTTAAGTGTTATCATATCTTATTCCTAATATTTCTGTTGCTCCTAAAATATTTTTCTTTACAGCATCTGGGTCGCCTTGTATTTTTCCTATTACAGCATGTCCTATTGCACATTTAGGATCATCTTGGTAAAATCCTAATTGATTTAACTTCGGCGACATTCTTTCCCACCAATCTACAAATGCTTGAGTTTTTCCAGGGCCTCGTCCAAAGATAATATTAAAATCTGGACTGTACCTATGTTGAGGTCTAATGTTATCATCACCTACTATATCATCCCCGTCTTTGAAACAGTCCCAAATTGTTTTTCCTTTGTGACAATAATTTAGTCTTATATCGCCTGGCTCGTAATTTAAAGTCCAGTGTTGATAATCCTCGTCATCTAATTCAAACATTGGGCGTTCTTTGAAATGCACTACAATTCTTCCATAACTACCTAGATCTTCCCATCTATGTATCAACACATTATATTCTTCAATTACTTTTTTAATTTCCCTGGGGGCGTCTCTGTAAAATTCATTGGGACTGTCGTTTTCTCCTCTCATTAATTCAAAGTAATGATGTAGGATGTTTGAGTCAGTTTGTGAAAGTTGTTGAGATAAAATTTTAAAATCAATAAACTGTTTATAGTTGTTTATAGTTTGAATGCATTGATTTATTTGATTAATAATTTTTAATTCGTCCCATTCATTGTTTAGATTATAGATTCTGTTCGGTTGTGCTATGGGATAGCCAGCGTCGATATGTTTTTTAAGAACTTTTGCCCATTTTTTAGATAATGAGTGATCAAGTTCCTTAAATTTAATTGTGGCAACGTAATTTCCTTTTTTTAAATCAAGATAAAACACTTAAATAGTTTCTCCTAATTTTATAAATTTGTTTGCAATTTCTCTGAAATCTAATTCATTGCTGGCTTTGGTAACACAAATACCGCACCCGCAATGAGTATTGGGGCAAATGATAGTAGGAGTTCTACCGTTTTCAAATTGTTTTTCTAACCACTCTAAATATCTGTCAGATTCGGTCAAAGACGTAATTGGGCCAACTTCGTTTGTAAATTTTGCTTTGGTAAATTTTATCATGTCAATATCAACTTCTGGAGTATTAGGAAGTTTTGCCATGCACGTTTGATGATGGTATACAGCGTTTTTATCTTCTTCTATATGTAAGAAAAACCAATTTACCATGCAGTTATACCCTTTAAAATTACTTTGTTCAATAAATGCAGCGTTCTTAATTTCTCCGTTATCTTTAACAGTCATACATCTACCACCGCAACACATTCTCCCCATTTTTCTAGCAAGTCCATCGGTTACTTCTGTTTTTATTTCTATTGCTTTTGGTTGTGATTTTTCTAACAAACTAGTATCAATCTTTTTTGTAACAATTGGATCTTCAACTTTTATTACATTAACGATTTCTTTCATGTCAACAATTTCTTCGACTTTTTTTACATTGATTGGTGAATTATCTACTTTTATTTCAATAATTTTTTTTGTTTTGAAATTGTCTTTGGTATAGTCAAAAATGTTAGTTCGTTTTTGTTTTTTAAAATTAGCATTTGCTGCTTCTTGATTTTTCTTATTCCAATGATTTTTAAGATAATCTAATTGTTCAAAAGTGTATGTGTGCGATGTTCGACGCATGGCACCGTCCATATCTTCAAACCATTTAGATTTAAATTTATTATCATCACCAATTACTCTGGGAATGTATTTTATATCATTGGGCTTTAAGAAATTTTCAATTAAATCAACGCATTCGTCGAAATAATCTTGATGCATCATTACATTTACTTTTAATTTACTAGGATTTTTTATAGTGTTTCGAACCCATTTAAGGTTATGTCTAACAAGATCTTTTTGTTTTTGTGTACCTTCACAATGATATGAAACTGTAATGCTATCTAAATGATCTAATAAAAATTTTCCTTTTCTTTCGTTCCATGTTCCATTAGTGGTTAGGTTCAATTTCATATAAGGATAATTTTCTTTTAAAAATGATAAAAGATCAAAAAATGCAGGGTTGACTGCTGGCTCTCCTCCTGTAAATGAAATCATCAAATTCCAATTTTTTCTATGATGTTTAGAATATATAGAATAATATTTGTCAATAAATTGAGCAGTTTTTTTGTATTGTTCGAGACTGTTTAACGGTGCAGTAGTTGAATGCATCCACGATGTGCAATATGTGCAATCATAGTTGCATCTCCGCCCTAAGTCCCATACAATCATCATTAATGGGTTTTCTTGATCTGAGTAGATATAATCTAGCATAATATTTTTTTAGTTAATAAATTTTGATGCAGTATGTAGTCCTAAACATCCGCAATCTCTTAATTGCTTACAAATTAATTTTTCATCATTGACGATAAAATTTTTTGAAAAATCATTAGAAAATATATTTGTCATATTGTTAAGATAAAATTGACCACACGACATCATTCCCACGTCACCATTTAAAAATATTTGAACAAATTCCTTGTGTCCCTCGCAGGTGTAATTAAAAAAATTTTCAGAATAATTTATCAAATTTCTCATATCCCATCCTACTGTTTTTCCATTTTCAAGTTTTATTAAAGTTTTAAAAACGGGTGGATTTATCGAGTATGGTAACAAACTGTTAATTATTTTACTTTGATCTTTGTCATACGATATTTTTCGTTTTGAAGTAGACCTTAACGTTTTAATATATAAATTTGTTTTCAACTTTTGTTCAATTATTATATTTCTTAATTGTTCATATAAATTTGTTGATTTGTCAAAATGTAAATCATCTATGATAAAATGAACACTGATTGAAACATCATTACCGATTTCTTTGATTAAATTAACAACGTGATCAAAATTTGTTTCTTCTACGTGAAAACTAAGACTGATAAAATTAATAAATTTTTTGTTATCGTTCCACCAATTAATGGTTCGACTTCCGTTTGTAACCATTGATATTTTTCCAAGTGTGCTACAAAAATTTATTAAGTTTTCAAAATCGTGAAATAAGGTAGGTTCACCTCCACCAAAATTAAAAATAATACTTTTATCATTATTTTTTCTAATTTGATTAATCAAATGTTGAATATTATTTTTTACAGTATCATTTATCTTTGGTGGTCGTATAGTGCCACTGTTGCAATCATCAAAACAATAGCCGCATTTGAAATTGCAAAAATTCCCTAAAGTCCAATCAATTGTTATCATGTCTGATTCATTTTTGATTTCGATTATTTTTGTTCCGTGCAATTTCATTATAATATTTATGGTCTAAAGATTTATAGAAATATTTTACTAAAGTTAATAGGAATTGTAAATAGTTCTATGAGCGATTTAGTATTAGACCATTGGCATGTTGAAGTTTCCAGTATTTGTACATTGAAATGTCCGAGGTGTACAAGGGCTGAAGTACCTGAAACCTTATTAAACAAACAATTGGATTTAAATTTTTTTAAAACACAGATTACTGAAAGTAGAATCCGTGATATACGAATGATGAACTTTTGTGGTAATGATGGTGATCCAATTTACTGCAAAGAATTTTTGGAAATTTGTTCATGGATAAAAAGCATTAATCCTATCATTAATATCAGAATTGTTACAAATGGTAGTTACAAAACAGCCGAATGGTGGCAATCTTTAGCAAGTATATTAAACGAGCACGACGAAATAACATGGAGTTTAGATGGTTGGGATCACGAAAGCAATAATAAGTATAGAAAAAATTCTGATTGGGAAAGTATTATTGTTGGTATAAATTCTTTTTTTAAAAACAATAATTCTACATATAGAGTTTGGGGAATGATTCCATTTAGTTTTAATCAAGATATGATGGAATACCAAAAACAGATGGCTAAAGATTTGGGTTTCGATCAGTATCGTATAACCAAAAGTTCTAAATTTGGATATTATAATATTAAATGGTCAAATGATGGATTTGATGAATTGCAGCCTAGAATGGATTTAGTTTCTCCTTCTTACAAGTATGAAGTAACTGCTGAAGACCTAACTTCAAAGATTCGACCAAATGATTATTCTGTAGTATGGAAAAGAACGCTTAAATTAAAAACTTTTGAACTAAGAGCAAAAAGTTGTTTAACAGGAGAAGTTGGAGTTTTTATAAACAGTCTAGGAGAGTTTTATCCCTGTTGTTGGTCAGGTAATAGATATAGCGTTAACAATTATTGGTTAGATTTAGCAAAAACAAAATTTAATTTAAAATTAAAAACGTTAGATGAAATACTTTTAGATCCTTTTTGGAAAACAGACTTCTTAAAATTTGACAGTCGTATATGTAAAATAAAATGTTCAAGGAAGGTTGAACCTTATCAAAAGAAAGATTAAAATGAATACAATACCGAATAGAATTTTTTTTACTGGAGCACCTGGAAGTCGATGGAGTGGGATTTCTCAAAATTTAGAAAAACTTTTAGATCTAAATACTTCTGATAGAATTGCAGAAAGAGAATATGATCATAAAAATTTTACAGGTCACAAAGGAGCATATTTTGGAAGAGGTATGGAGTTTGAGTCAAAATTAAATTTAGAATACCTCGACAGTGCTTGGTCAAATTTAGAAAAACCAAGATTGATTAAAAGTCACGATTGGGCATACCAGTTAGACGAAATAAAAAGAACTTTTCCAGAAAGTTGGATATTACTGGTGTATCGACCGGATATACTATGCTATTCTTGGTGGCACGAAGCAGGCGGCTTTAATATTACATACCCAAATTATTCTGAATACAAACACAGTATTAACATGTATTCCGAGATTATGCAGCAAAATAAATCTATTTTAGATTTTGCATACAAACAAAATGCTGTATGGTACCATTTTACTCAATTATTTTTTGAAAAAGAATTTAATAAAACAGTAACCTTTGACAGCGAAATTTATAAAGACTGCTTAATCTCTTTAATCAAATAACTTTGTGAAATACAAAATACAATCTTTCATTGTTGTCTATCTTGAACGTTTCGAGATGTAAATTGTATTTTTTGGATAAGTCATAGACGAACTCAAACGACCACGGAAATATATCAACGTATGGTCCGTTTTTCCAACTGATTCCGGGATTTGCTCTAAAATACATTTTCCCGTTATCCATCAATAGTTCAACTAACCTTTGAAATCTAATTTCAATATCATCTTTATTATTAAAGTTTAGACTTCCAAATGCAATGATGTGATCAAAACTTTTTGGTTCAATTTTAAAATCTAATATATCAACCATGTAATCTGCACAGTTGTTATAAGGATCAATGCCAACGATATTTTTAATTCTGTTTTTAAATGGGTTATAGCCGCAGCCAAAATCTAAAACTGATTTTGGATTCTGTTTATTAATTTCTTCAACTACCGCCCACCCGCTATACTGGTACTGCTCAGTTGTAGGTTTCCAAATTTCACCAAAGAATCTTTTCATATAATTTTGATCTAACCTGTTTACTATTTCTTCTATAGTACCAGAAAGATCAATATTATCAAACTGAAGTTCTTGTTTGATATTGTTTTCAAATTTTTGAAACCTGACAGGTGTCCAAGGTAACTCTTTTACGATTGTATTTTTTTCTAAATTATCAATAATTTTTTTATATTTTGGTAAATTAAAAGAATTTTGTAAATTTTTTGTTATTAAATTAAAAATTTTAGTATTCATTTAAAAATTTTTCCTTTCGATGAATATTTTTATAAATATCTTAGAATTTATATTCATTTTACATATTTAATATAGAGGAGATGTATCAATGGAAAAAACGTTTATAGGACTTTTATTTTTCCCAATTATGGCCTTTGCATGGGAACCAACTAAAACCATTACTGTAATTACACCTGTTGCACCGGGTTCAGGCAATGAAATGGCATTTAGATCTGTATCTAGTATACTAGAAAAACAAGGAAAAGCAAAATTTATTTTTGATTATAAGGCAGGTGCTGATGGAAACATTGGTATGAATATTTTCAGTAAAAAACCAGCAGACGGATTAACTATTGCTATCCCAGCATGTCAAAGTACTTTTGTTGCCAGCGATATTCATTACAAACATATGATTGAATTTGATCCAATGGAATTTTCTTTAGTTACGAACATTGGAAAAAGTCCTTTAGCATTTATTGCAAGTGCATCTAGCAACGTTGACAATGTCCCCGAATTGATTAATGCTGTTCAAAAAGAAAATAGGATATTAAATTTTGCAACAGGCGGTGCTGCACATCAGTTAGCATTTGAATATTTTATGGATAAAGTTCAAGGCAATCGAAAATTTGCTCAAAATGTTCCATATAAAGGACCACTACCGGCCGGACAAGATGTTGCTGCCGGCGCTGTAGAATTTGGAATTATTCCAGTGGCTGTTGCTAATACTTTAGTACAGACAGGAAAAATTAAAATTCTTGGAATAGCCGGTGAACAAAAACTTGCTGCAATGCCCAATGTTCCTTTAATGAAAGATTATGTTCCTGGATTAAACGTCTATGCTTGTTGGAATATTGTCTTACCAAAAAACACAGATCCAAAGATTGTGCAATGGTATACTGACAATTTTATTCCTGCATTGAACAGCAGTGAATTTAAAAAATGGGCAGATGAAAATATGATTATTGTTGATAAAAATGCACAAGGTTCCGACAATCTTAGAAAGGATATGTTATCTTTAAGAGCACAATGGCAACCTTATGTAAAGCAAATGCCGAGCCCAAAATGAAAATAGGTCTAAGTTTAGAAACTACCCTCAAATTAAGAAATACATGGCATTCGGCTATCAATCATGAATGGTATGATTTTTTAAAGGAACATCAAATCGTTCCTTTAATATGTTATGATCAATATAATGTAAAAGATTATGATCTAATTATATTATGTGGTGGTAACGACATGCATGATATAACAACGTGGAGGGATAACAATTATCCTCCACGGGACGAATTTGAAAAAAAATTAATCTTAGATGCTGTTGATTCTAATGTACCTTTAGTTGGAATTTGTAGAGGAAGTCATTTTATAAATTATGTCTTGGGAGGAACTCATAAATTAATGGAAACTCCGTATGATAATGTTGCAGTTCATTTAGACCCATTTGATGTTACTTGTCATCATTCTATTATGATTGATAAATTAGCACCGGGATTTGATGTTTTGTTAAACGATAATAACGGTGTTATAGAATTAGCGATCCACAAAGAAAAAAGAGTATTAGGTATAGGATGGCATCCCGAAAGATCTATTAATAATCATACGAGATCGTATATACTAGAAATTATTAAAGGTCTTTAATTGATTGACTTACTTGTTATAAATTTAATCTATGTTTCTTATAGATTGTTGGTAAGCGGAGTTATTGTAAAGTTTTTAAATCGATATCTCCCTTACTACATTGCTGTATTTGTAATGGCGCAATTAAGTTTTGCCTATGACACATTTATATTTGGATTTTATTTTAATTCGGTAGAAATACCAGAGTTAATTGAATATATAAAATCCGATATAATTTACACCCTTCGAGTAATTGCTGCTTGGTGGTTAATAAGACAAATTTGGAATTTTATTAACAATTATTGGATATCTGTGTTCATTGGTGCAGAGATAACATTCGTCTTCGATTATTTTATCTTTAAAAATCTCTATAGTTAAATAGTTGACAAAAATTCTAAGGAAATTTATGGAAAATATACAAGATATTAAAGATACTGTGAAATTTAGATTCAATCCCGAAAGATGGAATGGCTTCAAGGCGTTTGAATATTATAAGTATACCGGTGTAAATTTAATTAATGAAATTAATGAATTAGACCCGGACTTGGTTATTGATGCAGGGTGCGGTCATAATAGATTTAAAGGTCATATTAAAAATTTAATCGGCTTTGATTCTGAACCATTTCCCTTTGCAGATATTCATATGCCAATTGAAGAAATTAAATTTAGAGAAGAATCTGCCGATGTTGTTTTAGCATTAGGCAGTATTCAATTTGGAAATAGGGAATTTGTTGAGTCTCAGTTAAAAAAAATAGTTTCTTGGGTTAAGCCCGGTGGTTTTATTGTAATGAGAACATTTCCAAATATAAGTCAGTTAAAGAATAGTTATTCTTGGACGGAAGATGATATTCGTGATTTTTCTGAGAAATTTAATTTAAAAGTTATAAAGGGTGTGTATTTTGAAAACATACCAATTTCTGGAAACGTAAGAATGGCATGGTGGTGGCAAAAAGAAGGCACATTAAAAAAATTTAAAATTGGCACCATTAACTGTACTATAGAAGAGAGATAAAATGATTGATGAAAGTAAACTAATATTTTTTACCGGAGCACCGGGTTCTAGGTGGAGTTCTGTTTATTACATTTTAACTAAAAATAAAAAACTACCTATTAATATCAGTGACCAAAATAAATCAAGGGAATATTTTCATAGTCTTACAAATAATACTATTGGACACCAAGGATGCTATTGGGGACCGGGAAATGAGTTTGGTAAAAAATTTCATGAATTACCTTCGATGACAAAAGAAGAAATTATTAATGAAATTGATGCAGCGTACGAAGATAAGACCTGGGACAAATATAGAATAGTTAAATCTCACCATTTTGCACTTCATCTTGATTTTATAAAAAATACTTTTCCAAAAAGTAAAATTATAATGGTTTTAAGGCCAGACAAGTATGCTTATTTTACATGGATAAAATCTGGAGGTTTTGAAAAAATTCAATATCCTGATTACCATGAATTTTATAAAGATCCGGACAATTTACTTAAATGGATTAACATTGAAAATTTTAAAACTAGAAGTTTTATAATAGAAAATCATTTAGAAGTTAATGTAGCCAATGATTGGTATTGGAAAAATAAGTGGGGAATTGAACGATCAGAATTTCCAGATCTAGAAAATTATTTTCTTGTTTTAGAAAAAAATTATATTACAGAACCACAATTAACGATGGATGTTCAAATTTGTCATTATAATTTTAATTTATGATCACTAATGAAATTAAGTGTGCTTGGATAGAAAATATGATTTCTATAGAAACGGATGGTTATACCAGACCGTGTTGCGGAGAAAATTCTATCCAATCTCAAATTTCACATATATCAAATGGCATCTTAAATTCTTTTAACGATAAAAAAATAATTTTTTTAAGAGACGAATTAAAAAAAGGATTTTCAAAAAATACAATGCCTTTTTGCTTTCGGTGTGAAAATTTAGAAAGTAGAAATCAAAAAAGTTTAAGAACTAAAACTAAATTTTTAAGTTCAAATAGAGAATTAAAACTCATTCAATTTAAAATGAGTAATAAGTGTCAGTTAGCATGTTTTCATTGCGGCCCTAGTCAAAGTTCAACGTGGGCAAAAAAACTTAATCTTTCTTCAAAGATTAACAAAGGATTTAAAATAACTGATGAATTTTTAAATGAACTATCTACAATTTTACCTAATTTGTCTGTAATTAAGTTCACCGGGGGTGAACCTTTTCTAGATTTTAATCATTGGAAAATATTAGAATACTTAAAAAAATTTGATAGGTCTCATTGTGAATTACATTACATAACAAATGGTATATCAAATTTTAAACCCGTGTTGTGGGAAGGATGGAAAACAATAAAATGTTCTGTAAGTATTGACGGATTTGAGGAGAGTTACGAATGGTTTAGAAGAGGATCTACTTGGGACAAAATATTAGTAGGCGTACAAAATTTAAATGATTTTTCAGAAGTTGAAATAAATTATTCCCTAACTCCTTTTACTATACAGGATTTTTTAAAAGCCAAAAATTTTTGGAAATATAAATTTACCGCGATACCTATTGTGTATCCATCATATGCAAATCTCGTTAATTTTCCAGAGAAGATAATACACACAATAGATAATTTTCAATCTATACCATTTTCTGCTTATTCAAAAACAGATGATGTAAAAAATTATGTAACATGGGCTAATAAATGGGATTCAATGTGGGCAACCCCTGGCTGGGCTGATAAAATTTTTTGGTGGGTTAAAGAATTTAATGATGCAAACAAAACAAATTTTTGAAATAATTGATTCGGCCCTTGTACAAAATTTAATTGATTATTATAACGAAATTGGTACTTATGATACAGTTTCTATGAATAAGGCGCCTCCGGGTAAAGCATTAGATATTGTTAGGACTATATTAGAAGAGCAAATAGGAAAAAAGTTAGATTATGTGCAGGGAAATTTTTATAAACACAATCAGCCCTACTTTCCACACACAGATTATAAAACCTATCAGAATGGAAAAATAAATGTAGTAATACCATTATCATTTTCTAGTGAGTTACCCCATCTAATTATATTTGATCAAATTTGGGAACTAGATAGTGTTACTTGGTGTATGCATCATCCAGTAAAAAATTTTAAAGTAAACATTGGAGTTAAAGGTTCTCCATACGAATATCCTGTTACTGGCTTAACTGGGGAACCAATAGACAAAGAATTACATAAAAATTTTTTATCGCAGTATCCTTTTCAAACTTTATTTGGTCTAAGTGGAAATGCTTATCCATTTAGTTCGGGTAGTGTTATTATATTTGACTCGAGAAGAATTCATTGCACGGCTAAAATGACCGGGGAAAAATTAGGATTAACGTTGAGGTTTAAATGAAATATGCAATTACAGGACATACCTATGGTATTGGTTTAGAAATTTTTAATAGATTAAGTCCAAACATATTGGGATTCAGTAGATCGAACGGATACGATATAAATGAAAATTCTTCTCGGTTGAAGATAATTGAAGAAGTGCAAGACTGCGATGTTTTTATTAACAATGCCCAAAACAAATTTGGCCAAACTTTAATGTTTATAGATCTATGGAATAGTTGGTATAACTTAAGAAATAAAACTATAATAAATGTAGGAAGTAGAATTGCAGATATAAAATATCTTCCAAATAATAAACTTAATTTGTTACATTATCAGGCAGAAAAAGTAATGCTAAAAGAAATGTCAAATAGAGTTATTGGGTTTTGTAAAGTAAAATATGTATCATTTGGATACGTAGGAACATCTAAAATTTTAGAAAAATATCCAACCATGGATAAAAAGAATTACATTTCAGTAGAAGAGGCTGCAAATATTATTCTGCAATCATAAACCAAATAAATATTTTTATGAATTATTTAGAATATATCGATACTATTCCAAAAATAGATCAATCACTTATTGACGAAGCATATTGGTGTATTAACAACAATAAAAATGTATATCCGGATGATAGTTATCAGTATTACAAAACATTTAATGCCGGAGAAAAAATAAAAAATTTTGCTTATCAATATTTTACAGTCGATTATTCAGCAAAGATACATATTGTTTATAAAGGTCTTCCTATCCATAAAGATCTAGTTAGGAAAGAAGCCTTCAACTATATTATTGATCCTGGTGGAGATAATGTATATACATGTTTTTTTGATGATCAAAAAAGATTTAAACAAAAATTTTTAATTGAAAAAGAAAGATGGCATCGAATTCAAACTGATGTATATCATTTTGTAATGAATATTTCTCACCCTCGAATTGCTATAACAATATCAAAATTAAATTAGGAAAATTATGGACGTAGTTTTTTGGAATGATATGCCCAATCCGCCGACAAATTTGTCTGCCAGAACAATGGGAGTTTATAAGATTGCAGGTTATATTAGAAATCACGGGTATACTGCTCAAGTGATAGATTTTGTTACTGCATGGTCGCAGGAAGAACTTTGGAAATTAACAACAAAATTTGTTACTGAAAAAACTATGGTTCTTGGTATAGGTATGACTCACATTTATCACGCTCATCATATCGGCGGAAGTTTTGTTCCTGAAACTTTGATGAATGTACTTATAATGCTAAAAGAAAAATATCCTAAATTAAAAATTATTTTAGGTGGGCACATTGGAAATAGATTTAAAGGATCACCTTTAGTAGAATGTGTTGTTACAGGATTTGCCGAAGATACATTTTTAGAATTATTAAATCATTATAAAAATGGAGACCCTCCTCCTCAGGCTAGAAGAGTATTGTTGCCATCTGGTGACAAAATGATGTTAAATTATCATGCTCCAAATAATTCAAAATACAAAATTGAAGGAGACAATTTCAAATTTTCTAATCAAGATTTAATTTT